TATGCGGGGTTCGTATAGTGGTAATACCTTAGCCTTCCAAGCTAATGCTGAGAGTTCGATTCTCTTACCCCGCTCCAAGGATAATATGCATACTGTGATAGATCGAAATGATGTTTTTCGTAAGTTTGACTTTAGTTCTGTAATTACAGAAAAAGACAACGAGCAGGCCTGCGACATTATTAAAGGTATCATTTCAGGTGGCAATTATTTTACAAATTCACCTAGATACCAAACTAAAGAAAATATTTTTAGCCGCTCTGAAGCAGTTTGGTTAAAGTATAGAATGAGTTTTTTGTTTAGTGTGTTTATGTATCTAGGTCGTGAAGTCAAAGTCGGTAATATGATGGCTTGGAGTTTTATGACAAATCTCGAGGGTGCCGAAGAACGTGAAAAACTATGGCACCACCACTGGCATCCCACAACACCAGATTGTAATATGTTAAGCGGAATTTTCTACTTACACATACCTAAAGATGTTAAAGACAGAGATTATTGTGGAACCGAAATGGCTCCAAATGGCCCAGAAGGTGACGGCAAGTTCTTTGTTACTCCTTCAGACTTTAACTGGACAATTTACCCAAGTAAAGAATGGCATCGACCAGGCATTGTGCAAAGCAATGACTATAGATTTATTCTTGCCGTAGATATAGAATATCACTAAATGAAAACTGCTGTAGTTATTCCGGCAAGACTAGACAGCACTCGTTTTCCAAACAAGATGCTCTGCGATGTAGGCGGACAAACTCTGATACGTAGAGTATACGAACAATGCTTAAAAACAGGCTTTGATGTTTACGTTGCTACAGACAGTCAAGAGATTGCTGATCAAGTAGACAATGCAGTTTTTGCCTATGACTGCGAAAATGGTACTGCACGTATTGCTGAGGCATACAAACAAATGCCACATTATGATTGCATTATTAATGTTCAGGGCGATATGGTTATAGTTCCTGTAGAAGATGTTCTTAAACTGCCTGCATTGTTAGATATGCACGATGTTGCTACGCTGAAACATCCAATGAATCTAGAACAGCAACACGACCCAAACACAGTTAAAGTAATATCCAGCGGTGATGAAGCACATTGGTTTTGTCGAGCAGCACTGAACTACGGCGATTGGCATTACGGCATATATGCTTATCGTACTCCTGCTCTAAAATGCTACAGAGATTTAAAAGTATATCCAGAAGAGTCGATAGAAAGCCTAGAACAACTGCGTTGGATACAAAACGGTTACACTATTGGCATCACTGATGCAGGACCTGCTGCCGAAATTAATACTCCTGCTGACTTGGCAACATTTAAACACAACACGGCCTAACCCTCTAGAACATAGTCTCTACGGTTGGGTTCTTCTCTTTCCGGCGTTCGTATAATGGATAATACAGTACTCTTCTAAAGTACGAATATGGGTTCGATTCCTGTACGCCGGACCAATTTATTTTTTAAATTCAAATTTTATAGACGATCCGGCATTAGTTGCAATGAATCGTTCGATATTATTGCTAGGATCAAGGTCACCGACTGGAAACTCTAAATTGAGTTCTTCGGGAGCAATTTGCTTGTTAATCAACCATTGTTTAAAATGATCGCTGTTGTATATGCTACTTCTATAATTATCAAGTTTAATATCGAGGTTTGCCCAGGTTCCGTTTATTTCAGAAACTGACGGGTAAGAAGGATCTTCTTCTTGTAGATAACTTACCAAATATGTTTTACCTAGAATGTAATTAGCGAACGATACTGTGTGGTGCGTTTCGCCTAGGTGTTCAGATACTTCGTTGATTTCTTCTTTAGTGAATCCGTAATGTAATTTTCTATTACTTCCAAAGTCAATATTTGTAGATAAGAACTTGTGTGGAAAGTTTTCTAAACAATGTTTTTCGGTCTCTGTGAGATTGCTAGCATTTTCTAAAGTATGAATAAGAAAATTTATATCCTTTGACGATACATCGACTTCGGATTTCCAATTATTTGATAATTCTTTATTATTAATATTCTCAGCAAGAAACAATTGTGTTTCAACAAACACATTATGTATTTGATTACACCAATGTTGATCTCTATTGAACACATCGGGTATTACTGGAAACTTAGACCATTTCAGCTTGTCTTCAATTTTAAGATTTCGAAGAGTATTAATGCTTCTTAATAAATCTTGATACTTTCGATCAATATCAAAATACACCCTTGATCTAATTCCTATACTGTGAATAGGCATTCCGCCTTTTATAGGGGTTAACTGTTGTAAGTTATAGCAATGATTAAACCATTTTTCAATTACTGGATGATCTAACACATTGATTAATATTTTTTCTTTAGTAGTTAACGAATGGATTATAATCTGCATCAGATATTTATAACCACTTGACAGATGCACAAAAAGAATGTATAATAATAGAATGTATAAAGTAATAAGTAAAGTAGGGCTTACACTTAATGTATGTCCAAATTTAAAAGAGGCAATGGAATTTTCTAAAACAGTTGGAATGTTTGTGACTATCAAAGGCTCAGACTTTGAAGTATGTGGAATATTTGGTGTAGACACAATTAAAGATGGAAAATGTCCAGATGGTGGTGTGTACGATTGGAACAAAGCAAGTCGCATTGGTCGTGTAAAGAAAGAACGAGTATGAGAAGTACTATTGATGCCATCGTTATATTCTGTATGTTTATAGCACTATACATCAATTGGACCGATTTTCCTAAACCAAGACAGACAGTAATCGGAACGTTAATTAAGATCGGAGTTGAAGAATGAGAGAATTTGAAAGTATACAAGGTGACAATTTAGAAGAGTCTGATATGGCACAACTGCTATCAGTAACTATGAATATCGATGCTGTTGCAAAAATTCGAAACAAGATAGGAAAAGGTCCCAGCCTAAGCCATTGTAATGAATGCGGCGAGGAAATTCCAAAGGCTCGTCAAGAGGCTGTACAGGGATGCAAATTATGCATTGAATGTCAAACAGCCAACGAAAGATTGAGATAAGTGGACTGAGTGTGGTATAAGAACAACACCAACCCCTGTCCAATTGACGGGGTTTCTTTTTGATGTTATAATACTATTAAGGAGAGCGAGATGCAGATATCAAGAGCAGAGCAGAGCGTTATAAAATATAATCAAGAACAATATCGCTTGGATCAAGCTCGTTTGGAAAAACAACGAACTGATGATTATGCTAAAAAGATTGAAGAACGTAGATTTGAACAGATTATTGCAGACAGGGTCCGCAGGAATATACGTTTAGATTTAGACAAAGGTCGTAATATCGACATAGAGTGTTAAGGAGAGAATTATGCCGTGGATTGAAAATGTAGCAGCCGCCGATATCCCAATTGGGTTTCATCACGATGCTGGCCCAAATAGTATGCTGATCAGCATTGTTGATCCTGCTAGCTGGCGACCTGAAGCCAAGCATCAGTTCAAAGAGCGTCATAACTTTGAGTTCTTGGACATTGAAGAAAAAGACTTTGCCCTAGAAGAAGCTATGCGCTGTAGCCAAGAGCAAGCTGATGAGCTTGTTCGATTACTGCAACACGCACTAGACAATCGTATGAACGTTGTTGTTCATTGTTACGCAGGTATTTGTCGTAGCGGTGCTGTATGTGAAGTTGGTGTTATGATGGGCTTTAACGACACTGAACGTTTCCGTAGCCCTAACTTGTTAGTTAAGCATCGTATGATGAAAGCCTTAGGCTGGACCTACGATGAGAACGAAAAGCCAAACATTGATGATTGGCGTACTTTTAGGAATGACCTATGATTAATTTAAATGTATTCGAATTAGATAAGATTAAAAAAATCTGCGAAGCTGTAGGTACAGAGTATTTTACTTTAACACAAGAAAGTAATTCTGGTATTGGCAGTGTTTTAACATTAACTTACGAAACAGAAATAGCAGATCATCCTGCTACAGTATCGATTGAAGTAACTGGTGTAGAAAACTGGTAAAGAAAGGAGGGCAAGATGCCTAGTGTATTTTTAGTAAGCGACACGCATTTCGGACATACCGGTGTATGTCGCTTCACACGTAACGATGGAGTTACAAAATTACGTCCGTGGGACTCTGCTGAGGAAATGGATGAAGCTATGGTTAAAGCGTGGAACGAACGGGTAAAGCCCACTGACAAGGTCTACCATTTGGGCGATGTTGTTATTAACCGCAAGGCCTTAGGAATTATGCGTAGGTTGAACGGTGACAAAGTGTTAATCCGTGGAAACCACGATATTTTTAAAGATGACGACTATAGACAACATTTCCGCGAGTTACGTGCTTACCACGTTATGAACGGTATGATCCTTAGCCATATTCCGTTACACAGCGATTCGATGGGTCGTTTTGGAGTTAACATTCACGGGCATTTGCACTCAAATCGAGTTCGTAAGGCTCGTGGAGTTGACGCTAAAACAGGTGAAATTTTGTACAGTGATGAAATTGATCCTAGGTACCATTGCGTTTGTGTAGAACAAACACCAAACTTTGCTCCTATTTTATTCGAAGATGTGTTAAAACGCATTGAAGAAGAAGGTGGTACAGTAGGGTTTAAAAATGGTAACGGACCTACAATGTAGCGTTATCTATGTAGTTTAATAGGGCCTACGGGCCCTATTTTTTTGGCTCTACGTTCTGAACGAGCGGCATAAATACTAACAGCTAAGAAAATATTGCCCCAGGAGTTTTTAATATGCCTTTACAGATTCGCAGAGGTCCTACACTAGACCGTGAAGATTACACACCGCTCATAGGCGAGCTAGTTTATGACACGACCACAGGAGCTGTGTATGTCGGAGACGGCGAAACAGCAGGTGGTACCTCGGTATCAAACTTTACACCAGAAGATGCGGCAGACGCTGTAGCGGCTGTATTAGCTGCTGGTACACATTCCGGTATCACATTTGAATACCAAGATTCATTAAACAAAATTAACGCAACAGTAGGCGGCACAGTAGTTGCTACTATACGTTCAGAAGGTAATGTACTATTAGTAGATTCTGTACTAGGCTCAATCAACCTAGACGGAACTGTTAAAGGACACATTACTCCAGCAGTAAATTCAACATACGATTTAGGTACAGACAGTTTCAAGTTTAGAGACTTATATCTTTCTGGATCAAGTATCCATTTAGGGACTGCCGTAATTACGGCTCCCGGAACTTGGGTAAATTTACCAGCAGGATCATTAGTTGGCGGCATTCCTATTTCATCAAGCGTAACCGGTGACGGTGTTGTTGCTGGATCAAATTATAATATTAATATTATCGGCGATGATAGTACGATGATTCTTAATTCATCGTCAAGAACATTAGTAGCTAGTGTAACAGGTAACACTACTGGATTTCACAGTGGTAACGTAACTGGTAACTTACTAGGTAACGTAACTGGTAACTCAACAGGCTACCATACAGGTGATGTTAAAGGCAGTGTGTTTGGAGACGACAGCAGTTTAATAGTAGACGCAATAGGTGGAAACCTATACGGTGCATTAACTGGTAACGTTAGAGGGTCTGTAATTGGCGCTGGCGCAGAGACACTAGTTGATGCTGTTAGTAATACAATTTTTGCTCGTGTTGAGGCCCCTTCGTTAACTGTTACGGGTCAGGCACAAGTTATTTGTGGAGGTGGAAATTTCTTAACAATCGAAGGCCAAACGGCAACTGGAACAACCGCAGCTCAAATGTCGATAAAGGGAACACGCTACAGCGGAGAAGCTTATGCAGCCGTTCAAAATAACGATAATCTTGCTAACATTACCTTTGACGGATACAACGGTACTACATTTAAGAAAGCTGTAGTTCTTTCATCAACAGTCAACAGTACAATTACGGGCGCAGGAGCATTTGATAACACGTTTACTCTTAACGTATTAAATCAAGGAAACTCATATCAACAGTTTGGCTTTTCGGGCTATGGTGTATTCACAACATTGTCTGTAGGATTTACTCCGTTAACTAGTGTACAAATTGGATCAGTAACTCCTTTTGAAGGCGGAGTTGTTTACAACACTGATGTTAACAGATTGCAATTGTATACTGGAGCAGCGTTTGAGAGTTTAGCTACATTTGTTACAGTGCCTGCTACAAGTAGTTCAGCAGGATTTAAAGGACAGTATTCTGCAGATGCTAACTATGCTTACATTTGTTACGATACCAATCTTTGGATTAGAGTCGCAAAATCTGCTTGGTAAAATGTCGATATACAATGATCTACTACACAAAGGTTTTTGTGTAGTAGAAAATCTAGTAGACAACTCGTTGTTAGAATTACTCAACAACGATTTTAATTTAATTAAGAATTTTCCTGTAAGTAAACACTATCCAGTATTGCCTGTAGGAAAAAAACTTCCAGTAACTGATTTGCTAAACAAAGTAATAGACCCATTAAGCGAGTCTATTAAAAACAACACTGGCATATCAACTAATGTTCATCCAACTCCGGTTTATTTTTCTATAAAGCACGGGGTAAATTTTGATTGGCACCAAGACCACGAAAGTTTTTATCAAACTGGTGACCACTCAAATTATCTCAATATCTATATTCCTATATACAAAACCGATCCTGCATTATCAAATGTATGCGTGATAAACTTTGAAAAATTGTTAGATCTAGATCCTAGTCTTGCTTTTCTAAAAGGCTACGGCGCAACACGATTTTCCTGCAAAGATAACAAAACAATAATAAAAGACGACAATACAGATAAAGAAACTGTTTTAAATTTTAATATAAATCAAATAGCAGATTGCCCTAATCTAAAAGTAGGCGATGCCCTAATTATGAGAGGCGATTGTATTCATAGAACTCAAGATACATTAACAGATCGAGTATCTATATCAATAAGACGAATGGACTGTAATACTATAATCAACAAATCAAATTTTGACATTAACAGTCAGGTAAAAGAATTTATTTTCAAGAATAGCGAAGACTACTATCAGAAACTAATAAGTAAGTTTAGTAATAACGATGAGATTAAGCTAGGGGATTTACTTGATTTACATACCAGATGAAAAAGCTCTACAAGAAAGAGAGAAAGAAAAAGCAAACGCTGATAAGTTTATAGAATTTATATCAGAGCAGCGCAAACAGCAGATTGGATTATACGGAGCTGCCGGAGCTCAAAGGCCTTCTGATCTAGAAAACAAGTACGGAAAATATTTGTTTGTTCCGTTGGCGCTGCCTATATTTGAAGTGCCGGACAAAGAGCATTTCTTTGCTTGGTGGAGTTCTCATATGGCTATCACTAAAAAGCTAGGCGGCGATGCAGTTATGAGTGGGTATGGTATAACTCCGTTTGAGACCATAGACATTGTAAATGAAATTGGAAATCAGTGGTGGGAAGCAAACAATCAGCGAGAAAGTTTTAAAAGTGAATTTCCAAAACTATGGCAACAGTTTAATGACTATCTACCATTTGATAAATTACTACGGTTAACCTTTTGGTCTAGTAGACACGCTATTCAAGAGCATAGAGACAGTGCAGAATTTATGGATGCACCTGGGTCTTTGAGAGTAATGCTGTATGATAACAATCCCGAAGAAACATTGTATGTATTCGATAACCCGCTAAGTCCCTTTGAATCAGGGGAACCTCATATGTTACCTAGAGCACCAGGCACTAACTCTTTTGTATGGAATAATCTAAGAGTCAAACACGGTAGCATTTATAATCCAGGGCATAAAAAAGTACTCGCGTTTGCGGCTGGATTGTTTAATATCGATAAGTATGAAGAGCTAATGGAAAACAGTTTAAATCTTTATAAAGATTACTGTATTACCAGTAAATACTCTATAGAACAATACGTTAATCTCTAATATGAAAATCTTTAATTGGTTTAAAAAGAAAGAAGTTGAAAACATATTCCACCAATGGGTTAAATTCCCTGTGCAACCTGGCGTTGACTTGTTTAAGGAATTTCCAGAACATACTGATTGTTCAGGACACGTACAAGTTCCTGTGGAAATGTTAGATAAAGAGTTTGTTTATTTTTTTAAACAGTTCGATATTGCACCGGATCTGTGGGAAGCATTTTATACAGCGCCGTTTGGCAAGATTTGGGTACACACAGATACCGCAGGATTTGGCGATGCTTGTAAAATAAATTGGACCTGGGGTTCTAATCTAAGTGAAACTCGATGGTGGGATGTAAAAGATCCTACTAAACTAGAACCTATTGTTACAGACTTTGGTGTAAATTATTTACGAGCAGAAGAAGAAAACTGTAGATTGCTGTATAAGCAAACAATGACTAAACCGAGTATTGTTCAAGTTGGTTTACTTCACAGCACATATAACCCAGATGTAACTGGAAGGTGGACTTTATGTTTGCCGCTACTAACTAAAGATAAAGTAGATCGATACAGTTGGGTAGATACTCACGAAATGTTCAAAGATTATTTAGACAAGTAATAGAAAGTAAACCCGCCCCATTTTCCACGGAATAAACTGAAAAAATCTACACCTAGCCCAAAAATGCTAGGTGTTACCTTGAGTAACTTCCATTCGTTAAAATAGCCCAGTGCTTGTCTATTTGTAAAGCTCAATTCAAACGGAATACTAAGTTGATCTAATTCAAAACACTCAGTTACAAACTTAGGACGAATTTTACGTTGAATCCATTTTCCGTATTTGTTGTATAACCCTACCATAATATATTTGTGAGAAAAACTTTTTAATTTTTCAACAGCGCCGTCAAAGTCAGGCATATGATGAATAGATCCGTTACTAAGAACTAAATCAAATGTCTGAGTTGACTCAAACTCAAAAAAGTTTTGCTGAACCCATTTGACGTTTTTTAATTTCAACTCTTTGCTTATTTTTTGACCGTGGTTAATTGTATCGCTAAAATCTACGGCAACAATTTCTATGTTGGGGAAATTGTATGCTATTACATTAGTGATAAACCCACTACCGCAGCCAATGTCGAGAATAGTAGAAATATTGTGTTCTTCTATAAATTTTAAATATCGTTCGTATATAAGATAGTCGCCGTGGTCGACAACTTCGTCAGATGAATACAATCCGGGAAAAGTTACTGTGTCGTAAAATTCTTTAATTTCTGTTTCTTTAGGAGTCATAGTAAATCTTTAAATTTAAATGGCGGCTTAATAAACCCAGAATGTTTTTCAAGTTTCATAATTTCACGTACTTGTTTTCTATGTTCTTTAGCATATTTCTCTTGTGCAAATGGCTCATAGAAGGTATCTAATAAATGATCATAGGTGTGTTCTAATCTATATATTTTTCTATTATTAGTTTGACCAACACGTCTATGCAATGTAATGCTATTATCAAATGTCATAAAATCGCCATCCTGTGTGTATCGATGATCATAAATATTATCTTTTGAAAATAGATTTTTACTTATTTCTTTAAAAATATCAGTGCTCTCTTTGTCTGTGGCATCTTTGATTTTATAAAAAGAATGAGGAGTAAAGTGTAGTCCTTTAATACCACCCGGACTAGTTACAACCATTGGTATTTCGGTTTCATCTATAGGGCACATTTTATACCTAAGCACGGCTTCTTCTGCAGGCCTAAACGGTGGAATAACATCTGCACTAACATAACGATGTAGCACAATCATATTGTTCAATTCTGACCTAAAACTCTCTGTAACAGATTCATAGTAGTCTGCGGTATTAACAAATCCAGTAGCAGTACCTACAACATTTTCAGCAGCCAATAAACTAACTGCGTGTTCAAATACTAGTTTACCGCTAGAGTGCATATGCCAGTCTAACTCTTGTCCGCCGTATAGTCCATAGTCTCCGTTTGCATCTTTTGTTGAACTAAAGAAATTTACACTTTTTCCGTTGTCAGTAACTTCGCTGGCTTGATGTAAAATATCAAGGACATCTTTGTCTGTTTGCTCTATAAAAGGCAAGTCGGCAATAGCGGCAGCTTGAAATGTTTTCCAATCTATTTTGTATTTTTTAAGAAGTTCGTATTTAAGTCCCCAATGTTCTGGACCCCATTGATGTATAAGTTCCGAAAACTTGTTAACACTACAGTTGCTTCCTCGAACAATAGTAACTAGATTTTTTAAATGAAGTTGGCCTATTTCGGACCATTCTTCTGCTGTTAAATTATCAAGATCTAAATCATCGATAATAATACCATAGTTGCCTACAGGAAATTTAGTTATTTTCATATGCCAATTACCCGTGCTGTTAAGAAATTAGACTTTGTATAAGTTTCCATTTGTGATAACATATAATCAACAAGTGGTCTTTCCTTTTCAGGTTCGTTAAATTGTCCAATAATAGGATTGCTATAGTTAATATATCTGAACTTTGTAAATCTGCTGGTGTGTTTATTCGTAACTGTAATAAACTTGTCCATCTCACGATCAATATTTTTAGCAGACAAATAGTCAAATTCTTTCAACAACCAATTTTTTATGTACTCTCGGCAATCTTCAAATTCATAAAAGAATTCCAACATCACTGAACTTTGCAAAGGGGCAGTACAATGTGGGAATTGTATAGATAAGTTACTCACTTCGCTATCTGGATCGTAATAATCTTTAAACTGTTTATCTACTTTAGCCATATAGTTAGTTAACGCTGGGCCACAAGCATCGCTCTTCAAAAATTCTCTATAAAACTTTTTAACAAAATCACCGTAACCTAGATTTGACTTTTTAAAAATTGTCTTTAGTGTTTTTTCCAATAATCCTGTTGTCCAGAAACCTCGTTGGATGCTAAATGCAATCCACATTTCTTTGTAATCTTCTTTGGTGTAGCTGTATGTTTCTACAACAACTTCACTTTTTCGTAGCGTTGAATTAGAAGTCTGCATATTGTTATACTTGTTAACTGTCTGCATTTTCATACGCTGTCTATATTCTTTACCGTACGATGGTGTTTCGGGAAGCAAGTGCCAATTGTAAAGACAGATGTCCATATCGTGTGAAGCATAGACGTTTATTTCGTGATACCATTTTTCAGTAGTTATACCAGGCAGTCCAGAAATGCATTCAGCATAGCTAGAAAAGCCATACATTGTTTTAAGATGTTTGGCTAGCTCGACGTGCTTTTCAAAAGAAATATCACTTCGTTTAATATTGTCTAAGACAGTTCTGTCAATACTCTGTATACTTGCTTTATAGCTTAGATCCCAAGTTAAATTGTTCTGGGCATCTAAGTCTAAGATTTGTTTAATATATTCTGTATGTTTGTCTGATTTAGCGAAGCCACCAAAATACAAATGGAACAACATAGGATTTGCTTTTTTTCTTTCAGCAATATACTTCATTATGTCGATATCTCTATCTCGCATAATTCCAAAGTTAGCATCGCACAAGAAAACATAGACGCACTTAGTAGCTTCTAAAACGTCAATGTCTTTTTTGACATTTTCAATAGATTTCTTAATGACCTTAGTTCCAGTTCCTCCGCCCCAATCACAAAATGTGCAGCTATACGGACAGCCTCGTGTTGTTTCTAGTTTTCCGTTAATAGGGGTAGTAGCCATTGCATTTCTAAACAACTGATTAATTTCATCAGCCACTTCCATCATAACTTCTTTTTGCATATCGTATGCACTAAAGTCCCATTTAAAATCCATCTTTGGACTAGATTTTTTACTCTTAAAAATTGTTTTTTTATTTTTACTAGGATAAACAACTTCGCGAACGTTATTCCAATCTACTGTATTATCTTCTCGCAAATTGTCAAGAATATCAGCAATAGTTAATTCTCCGTATTCAGCGCCGTCTAAGCTAGCATCTAAGAAGGAATATTTTTCAAACCAATCAGCTTCGTGTTTAAAGTATTGTTGGGGACCGCCACTGATAACTAAACAGTTTGGGAAGGTTTCTTTAACCCACTTAGCAACTTCAAGGCATTGGATGTCGTTCCAAATGTACATACTAATTCCAAATACATCTGGTTTAGTTTCTAGCAGTGTTCTTTTTAATTTTTCTACGTCAAATTCGTAGTTAATTCTTGGGTGTACCCAATTGTATTCATCTTTGCGTTCGCCGTATAGTTCGTAATAACTTTTACAACTAGCCCACAGCAGAGGTAGATAAATTCCGGATGTTGAATCCGGAATATACATAACAACGTTTTTTTTCATCTGTAGATGTAAGGTGATCTTTTAGAAAGTTCTTTAATTTTTTTACGATATCTAATTCTAATATAAATGGATCTTAAGAATGTAAGCATTTTATTTTCTCCGCGATGTGTGTAGCAACAATGGCGTGAGCCTCTTGATCAAAATGATATCTCGGTAGTTGAGAATTAGGCGGTACTAAATCCTTTAGTGTTGTTCCTAGTACATTATAATTATGATGTTTACTAGCAAAGTGCTGACTTAGCCCATCACCAAACTGAGGTTCTTTGTCAGACTTAATACAAACTTTTTTAGTTTTGTCTACACCTGTTTTAATATCAAAAAATGCCCAGTCTACAATATCAATGTCGCACCAAACTATGTAAGTTGGGATTCCTTTTGCTCGCAGGGCATCGGCTGCGTAATACATAAACAATGTATCGTCTATTGCTAGCATTGATTCATTGTAAAATTCAAAGAACATTTCTTTTAAAAGATTGTTCTGTGTTTTTGTTAATCTATCGTCAAAGATAGTAGGATGTACTACAAAACTACCAACAGTTTTGTCAGTTTCTGTTTCTTTATACTTAACCCAAAATCTATTGTGTGTTGTAAATTGCAATATAACTACATTGCCTTCTTCGTAGTGATCTTCAGTGAAGTGCGAAATTGCTCTACACGCAATTTCTTTATTTGACATTCCTGGCGAACCAAAATTATCAAATTCAACTCCTAGATTTTCTGCTACTTTTGCAGGAAAGGAATGTTTGTAATTGTAAGCGTTGATGTCTTCTTTTTCGAATTGTTTTGCAACCTTACGTGCATCCTCGAAAGATAAGGACTTATAATTAGGAACGTGTGCTTCTTCGAAAAGCTCATTGCCTCCCGTAATACTGCAACCGAAAAAAGTGAGTTTTTTTATCATAGTGAACTATTTACCTATAAATATCTTGCCGGATTATTTTAATCCAAGTTTATTTATTATACAGTATTTGTACTATATAATCTAGTTTTTCGTTGCCAAACATTAGGATCAATATGACTGAACAAGAAATTTTTAAAATGAAAAAAATATGGAGAGGACACGAAATTCCAATATATGATTATTTGATGAGCTTTCGTGAAGCGTTGACAACGGAGTTTATGGGCAATCATACCTCTGTCGAAGATGCTGCTAAATCCTTTGGAGTTGCAAATTTAGACCTGCGTGGACTTGGGCTAACGTTAGAAGAAAGTGCAAAAGGAATAGTAAGTAGAGACAAGGATACTGGAGAATTTAAAACCAATGTTGAAGGTTGGATGGGCATACATTTTAAATACGAAAGACACGACGAAATGATTGATGTTGCTTTAGAAAGAAAAGAAACAGAACGGATTGCTAAACGATATCCCACAGCATTTAAGTTGATGAAAGAATATGGTCCATACTGTGTTGGGGCAAACTACAGCATTTTAGCACCACAAACAATCTTACATAGACACACTGGTCCTGAAAATAGAGATGGCAAATATTTAAGAATTCACGTACCGTTAATAATTCCCGAAGGTGACTTGTTTCTGGAGGCCAGCGGCGAAGAAGTTAATTGGGATGATCTGTGGGGGTTTAATAATCAACACGCTCATAGTGCATACAATTATTCCAATGAATGGCGAATTATTTTTATGATAGACCTTGATATGGAGCATATTGGTATGGAATATCAACCAGTGTACAATCCGGCCATCGACCTTTGTCATAAGCCGTTCATTAGAGGAAAATTTACAGGTCAAATTTAAAATGTCAAAGATAACCCTCTTTACAAGTGGTAGCACGACAATACCAAAATTAATAACGCACAACAATATTGAGCAACATATACAGCGTTCAATTAAAGAAATTGGTCTAACTTCTCAAGATCGAGTGCTTAATGTTTTTCCTGCTAATGTAATTGCCAACTACACAGTAACAGCAATGCCTGCTTATGTAGCTGGTGCAGAACTGTTTACTGCAACATTTGAACCGTATTCGTACATTAAAATCTTCAATGAATTTAAACCAACTTATATATCATTGATACCCCGCCACTATGAAATACTTTCTAAGACCAAGGAGTGGAATAACTTCGATATGAGTTCAGTTAGATATATGGTAACGGGCAGTGGTAATGTCAGTCAACAAATGATCAACGATTTCAGGGATCGAGGAGTTAAAACAGTAGCGAACTGGTACGGTATGACCGAAATGCCTCCCCCTGTGTTTATAGGGTATAACACAGAGTCGTTTGACTTTACAGCTAAAGACGGTTATAATGTAGACTTTACAGACGAAGGCGAATGTGTTATTAACGGATTTCATACCAACGACTTGTTTGACGTGACACGTAAAATATTTTTAAAAAGGAAAGTTACCTCAAATGGTAATACCTGGAAAACCTAATCTAGAAATTCGGTTATTAACCGACGAGCATAGAAAACTAGATAAATTTTTGTTGGCTTGTAAATCACTAGGCTTAGAAAATAACAAAGATGCCGCTGCTATTAAGCTAGATAAAATGCAGATGCCGTATGGTCAATATTTTATTGGCTGGGATAACGATGCAGACTGTATTTGGAATTTAGCTGGTGTACATAAATTGCCTGAGGTGGGTGAAAACGTATGGCGTGTTCTATTCCGCGGAGCACAACTTCCCGGATATGCAATTGGAACAGGTAAAGATTTTCTTAGAGTAAGTTATCATTGGCGTTATTTTTTACCGTTACAAATAAAGTATATTCAAGCAGGTTATCCCGATGCTAAGTTTGTGGTAACAACCAACGTAGAAAATAGTAGTGCAGGAAAAAGTGATAGATTAGATAAAAAGGTAATGCCCCCGCTTTTACACAGAGGCATTGTTTCTTTACATAGTACTGTTGAGCTTTTTAACACTCAACAAAATGTTTGGTTAATTGATGTAGATAATCTTACTCAAGCTCTAGCTCAATATTAACTGTTGAAGCAGATTTTGTATCTAAGTCAACAATTGTAAGCACTGAACTTAATTTATTATCTTCATTCAAATCAAAGCGGTACGGTACAAGTAAAATACTATTATCAGTATTATTAATAGGGCCGTAAGTTACATTGTTTGTAGGTAATTTAAATTCTTCTACTAACTTGTCACCTTGCACTTTAAACACGCTCGACGGAGCATCAGTCATTTCGGGATTTTGAATACTTGGGAATAAGTAAACTTCCTTATTTAACACAAATGGTTTAGCACCTAAGTGAAAATCTGTTTTCACAGTTTCTACAGTGTTAGTAGTTAGATCAAATTTAACTAATTCATTACCCGTGTTCCAGCAAGTATGTGTGTAGAATACATTGTTATCTTCAACGCCATATTTGAAACCCATCATACTGTTACCAGTTGGATGTGCAGTTGGAAGATATTCGAACGCTTCAACCGTTTTTCCATCATATACCCAAAAGTGCATTTGATCGACTACTCCGCCCATTGTTAAAGGAACTCCAACTGCTTTGCCGTTGTGCGAAAATGCATTGTAGAATGTGCTAGCCACAGGAGCATCAATAAACTTGTGCTCGTTCGTTGTTAGATTTAAAACTAGTAACTTGGTTGTTTTGTTACCGTATGGGAAGAACAATACTTCGTTTAATTCTGGAACATATGTACACCAAATACTTGCTGTATCGTCCGGAACATCGTGCGCTACGAAAGAAGTTGTTTCAGTGTCAAATACAATAATTACTCCGCTGTTTAATGGAGGGTAGATAATTTTCTTGCCAACAACAATAGGACGGCCAAAGTTAAAATGTCCGCAGAATGTCTTTGGCGTTTCAGTACCGTGGATACTAACAGCCTTTTCTTCAATCATAGTTACTTTGTTCGTAGCTAGATCTACAGCGGCAATACGAACCACGCTATCAACGTGTTTCTTTTGTGTACGCATTACATATGCAATGTTATCAATTACAACTACGCAACGATAACGATCTCCTACTTCACTACAAGCATTAAGATCAATAAATGTAGTTTCTTTTGTTTTGGTGTTTACACGAAGCAGTCCTGCTTTTGCGGCTGCATCTTTGTTGAAATCTCTAGTAACTTCACCCTCTACACGGACTTTACCCGTTGTAATGACACTTAGATACTCATTATTACCAATGTAATATGGGTCATCTAAAACCTGCGAAAAAAACGTATTTGACATAGGAACCTTCCCTTTTTAAATTCTATTCTATATTTATTCGACAATACCCTGCATACCCACAACTTCTGGTATATAATCTAGATCTATTCTTGATAACAAGTGGGTACGTTCTGTATCACCACCGTTAAAAGTACCGTGAGGTACTATTGGATTTATAATATATATTTTACCAACTTCCATTTGATAAACTCTTTCGTCATTTTCGCCAAATGTGAAAACAGCATTAGAATTTGTATATAACGGGATATGCAATTTTTTTAAATCGCTGTCAACGTGATTTGCTACCTGCAATCCTGCAGGATGATTAGAAACTAACATTTGACGCAACGCTCGCTCAGAAAGTCTGTTTAACAATTTTTCTAGTATACCAAAGACATAACGTGGTTGCGGGTGAGCAGTTTCTGCAAAATCCATTTGGCTAATATCTTTTATCTCAGGATATACATTGGGATCTGCTTGAAATCTGCTAGGACACGGAATATCACGGTTAACTGGCCAACTAACTGACCAAGCACTGACATTTCCTATATAGTTTCCCACTTTGCCTTCCTTTTGAAATCGTTCATATATTTCTGGACGCAGATAGTCTTTAGAGTCAAAACTAAAACAGAAGTCAGCAAGTTCAGTTTTTAACTTGTGATAATACTCAAACAATTGTATAGGATCAATGGTTAAGTTGATCTCAATAATATCCCAATCCTTACTAGCAAGAAATTCTGTAGTCAAATCTACAGGGTTACAGTGTTTCAAATATCTCATATTTTCTTAACCGTTAGCACATCATCTACCATATCAGCTGGTATTTTAAAAAAGAAATGTGCTCTATTCGTTGTTCCTAAATTGTTAGTACCGTGCATTAATGTAGTATTTACAAGATATGCTTTGCCGGGCTCAAGTATAAATTTTTCGTCTTCGAATGTAAAATAACTGTTATCATTACCCTGTATGGGTACGTGTATCTTAATCCACTTAGCAGTATCGGTGTGTAAATTAATTACAGTACCTGGTGGATGAACAGCAATACTGTGTTGTCGAGAGTAAGGAAACGCTTCTTTTATGCTTTCTGCAAACCCAAACATCAATGCAGTATCTCGATAATCTTGAGTACCTTCTTTATGCACGTGATAAGGAGGGCAAGGCTGAGTTAGGTCTTTTAAGTTGCTTTGTATTCCCCATCCGTAAACTCCTTCAATTTGATGCTTGCTAGAATCGTTAACATCATTACGATCAGCGTCCCATCGCAGGTGTATCCAGGATCTTTCTAAATAGTCAAAATAGTTTTTTAACTCTTGTAGAGAAAATTCTAAATTTAATTCTTTTATTTTCCAATCCATTCTTGTCTCAATAATTTTAAAACGTGTTGATTGCCAGCAGATTGATCGTTAATAAACGATTCCACTGCTACACTACGCGACTTACCTTTTGTACAGTAAATATTTACAACACTGTCGTTGGGTATGTGTCTAATAAAATTTACCAATTCCTGTGCCTGGGTTACTACCATTGCCTTGGCGCTATAATGCCTGTTAATGTCGGCACCCCACTTAACTGTATCTTCTTCACAGTCATCAAAAATTAATTTAATAACATTTGGATGTTCTGTTAAAAAATAGCTATCTGCATAAGGGCCGCCAGTTGGGTCAATACAAATAAAATATTCTTTGAATGTTTCTACAGTGGAGTCAGTTATGTTTCTAGACTCCATTGCTTTTACAAAGGTCTCTTTTGAAAATACTCTAGTTTTCATAATTTTAATTTCTGAATATCTTCAGTCCATACTTTACCGTAGAGATGTATACGGTCAGTAATACCTTTATTTTCTAAACTGTGAGGTAAAGTAGTATTAACTAGATATGCTATGCCTGGCTCCATATGAAATTCCTCACCATCAATAATCCAACAACTTTCATCGTTGGTGTATATAGGAATATGTACACGTATTTTGTCAGGACTATCTTGATGATCAATTAGTCTAGTTCCCGGAGTATGAATTGTTACTAGCCATTTTTTACTGCGAACCGGTAGCTTAGTAACAATGTCTAATCCGTAGCCTGTAAAACATTTACGTGGGTTAAGTTGGCCATTATCGTTATCTCTATATTCAGGTTTTGCCTGTCCTTGTTCGAAAGGCTTAGGTCCGGGCTCGTTGCTATTCCAGCAAAGTGTGTAGTATGCGGTGTCTGGCATTAATCGATGCCCGATTACTCCTTCCGGGTCACCGATATCTTCTATCCATACGTGTTTTGTTTCTCCGTAGACAAATCTCCAATCGTAATAATCTCTTTCAAGATCGGCATACCAGGCACGTATTTTTTCAACATCAACTCTAAACCAAGGCTTTACTTTCCAGCCTAGATCCACCTGAGGATATGTTTGAATGTACCTCTTAAATCCCGGTACTCTAACGCCATCCATTATACAGATACCTTAGTGTTTATTAAGTCTAACACTTTTTCAATTGTAGGATCTGATATAATATGAGATCTTGTTTCACCTTCGTTTACAGTAGAATGCCACACTGACGCATTGATCAAGTATACTTTACCCGTTTGAAATGTATATGCCCTCTCTAAATTTTCTCCATATAAAAATTTAGAACCAGGATGTGTAACAATAGGTATATGAACTCTCAAACATCTATAATTACCGTCAGTGTGTCCTAAAATTCCTGCACCTGAATAATGATGTGTAATTCTAGATTGTTTAAAAGTTTCGGAACCTAACGTGTCCACTAATGTCTTAAAATATCCTACTAGATATTTGTCTTGTATTTTGTAAGGTAGTTTTTGCTCGAGCTCCGGGTAGAACTCGGGTTTGGCAGCAAACGGTGGTGGGATAGGTAAATTAGTTTCAGCCGGCCAATCTAATCCCCAACTGGTTACTGGACCATAAATTCGTTCATTGTAACCGTAAAGAGAATCTTTGTTGTATGCAGCATATTGTTCTTTAATATACGGATTATTAAAAAAACTAAACTCTAAATCTGCGTATGTTGTAGTAACATAGGTATACCATTCTAGTAACTTTTTAGAGTCTACAGTTATAGGCAACTCGATAATGTCCCAATCGAGACTGCTTAAAAATTCTTCTGTAATTTTACCAGGGTCGTAATCTACAATATATCTTTGCATCAAGTACTTATCTGTGTAAATATTGCTATGGAATTAATCAGAGAAAACAAAGAGAAACATCGTGCTACATATTTCTGCGGCGATCGATATCGAAAAGTTTGGACTAATACAACTCCTAAGTGGATCAGTGATCACGTACAACTTCTTAAAGAACAGGTTCCAAATTATGTTTTAGATTTTGGAAACAATTGGATAGACTATAAAATCATCGAAGGTACACCTGCTAGTAAATTTCCACAGACACCTGAATTTATAGAACGCATATATGATTTTTGTTTAGATAATGTTACTGAAATACTACCTTATGTACACGGAGACTGGACATTAAGTAATATGATTATTCACGGTGACAAAATAACAATGTGTGATTGGGATAATTTAGGCATATATCCGATGGACGAAGTCTACGATAAATTACATAGAGACTTATTAAGTAGTTTTGGAGATCCGTTTCTTAAATATATGGAGTAGGCCTTACTCCAGATCGCTGCTGTCGAGCATCGATATAAAGTAAATATTTCACTATGACTCCCCAATCATTTAGTTACCCAACGTTAGGAAAAGACGGCATAATATATGTGCCTCCTTACGGCCTAACTGAAAGTTTAGATTATATGTTAGCGATTAATCCGTTAACGTATGCAGTTTTAAAAATTCCACTAGAAGTAAATTCTAGTAAAGAAAAATGGACCTTTGGCATTGTATCTGGGGACAAGATATATTGGCTACCTTATGGTGAAGACCGCATTTTAGTTTATGACACGCACTTTGAGTGTGTGAGTTACATTGATATTAACTGGCCAGAGGGAGTTAGCAATACTTGCGGCAAATATGTTCAAGGACATATTTACAATAACAAAATATTTGCTCTGCCATACGGTGAAGATAAGCCACTGGATTACGTGTTAATCGTAGACTTAGAAACCGATACCGCTGATTTAAAATATATAGCTGTTCCCGAAAACGATTGTAAGAAGTGGCATCAAAGTGTGCTGCGTAAAAATAAAATACACGCGGTACCTAGAGGTGCGTATACACCTTTTAACTATGCTGTTGAATACAACTGTGACGACGGATCCGTTAAACTAACTAATCTTGCAGGCCTGTATGCTGACCACGCTAACACAACTATGAAGTTTACTACCATAGCCCTTGTGGATGATATAATCTACGCACCACCATATGGCTATCACGACGACTTTGACTATATGTTAGTAAACAAAGAAAATGAGTGGCAATGTCAGCATACAGGACTTACAGGAACCACACGCAAATATTTTACAAATATCAAAACTAAGAATAATAAACTGTATTTTCCGCCTGCAGGACATCATTCAGAGTGGAGCAAGTTTTTAATTATAGATAAGGGTGTTGTTAAGACCATAGATTTAGACGTTACTAAAGAAACCAAAAAGTATTTTGCTGGGGTGGAAAACAGTCAAGGTAAGGTATACTACATTCCACGAGGAGGTTGCGTATGCGATCCTGATGCAGATTTAAAACTCACAGGAGATCTTGCTGAAATCCTTGTTGTCAACACCAAAGACGATAGTTACTATACTGTAGATGTCAGTGAATGTTTCACAGATAATACAACCATTGAGAAGTACAATGCCTGTTGTATTGTTAATGATGTAATATTTGCAATGCCATATGGAGAAAGTTCTAGCTTTCAAACAGTGTTGGTGTTTGACACAAAGACAGAAACGATTGTTAAAAGAATGGATCTAAATGAGTTATAAATCATTTGAGGATTTTTATCGAGAGGCGGAAATTAAACACTTGTTGTTTTTTGAAAATAATAATACGTTAATAAGCCCGCCGTTTTGCACAGATAATTGCAAAGAATATAGCAACGTGCTTACATACGACCAAGGTAACGTGTCTGCTATGTCAGTAGATACACAACCGGCAACCAGCAAATACAATTCAATGGCCGTGGTGGAAGATAGTGTATGGTTTGCCCCTTACGGAATCTGGGATCACTTCAATACAGTGCTAGAAATAAAAAACGGAATCCCAATAAGTCATACTATAGACAGCACAGCCAAGGGACAATTTTATAATCTAGCTACTAATGGCACTAGTGCGTTTGCTGCTCCATTAGGATACGAAGAAGTTAGTTTCGGCCTTTTTATTAAAAACGGACAAGTAAAGCAGATCCCATTCCCTGTAACAGGTGAGCTTAAAAAACATATGGGTACTGTTTGGTGCAATGGGTATTACTGGAGTCCGCCGAGAGGGGAAAGTTATAACTATAATCAAATTTTAAAATTCAATCCTGATACAGAAGAATTAAATTTTATAGAAGCAGATTTACCTAAGGCAAGACGAAAATACAGCGACTTCATTGTTGCTGGAAATAAACTATTTGCACTGCCATTAGGTCGAGACCTTGAGCTATGTCATATGCTTATAGTAGATACCGACACCGATACAGTAGAGTTAGTTAAATTGCAGATTCCCGACTTTGTAAAAAAATATAATGCAGGTGTTCTAATAGGCGATGTGATTATAGCAATGCCGTATGGACACAAAGAAGATGGTACTGCTAACTATGGACTGATTTTCAACACCATTACACACGAACATACAACGTTTGACATATCTCAATCTTTTGGTGGAAAATATAGATTTAGAACAGGTATAGAGTTTAATGGAAATGCAGTATTTTTTCCTGCAGGGTCACCTAATGTCAAACTTATAGCAGTAGACACGTCTGGAAATATAATATTTGATAAACTATTTCAAGAGTATGTGTTAGGAAGACCTGTAAAATATAATAATAACTTGATCACTATTGCATATCACGTTTTATCAAAACAACATTACGTACTCAGTATGAATGCTGAGTTTCAATTCGAATTTACAAAACTATGTTAAAATGTTACGCACCGTGGCACGCTTTAAGTATTAGATTTAACGGAGATGTTGCGCCAGACTGTGTCTACACAGGTCGCTTTGGCAACATATTAACTGACCCGTTGCCTAAAATACTGAGTAGTATTGGATTAGAAAAAACAAGGAACGACATCAAGAACGGAATACTGCCACCGGATTGTTCGTCGTGCATACAAAAAGAACATCATAACAATAATAGTCGTAGGGTATTCTTTCAGCATCACCTTAATCCAATGGTCCCTGACTTCGATAACCCGCAATCAGACATTTACTTTTTAGAATTTAATATGAGTAACGTGTGCAATTTAAAATGCAGAATGTGTTGCGGGATTAATTCCACAGCTTGGATTAAAGAAGATATTAAACTTGTAGAAAAATATAAAATTTTTCGACCAATCACTGATAAAGAATTCGGATATACTAATGTGCCTGCAACAATTGTAGACAACTTATTCAAGTATCCTGAGTATTTTAAGAATCTACAGTATGTAAACATCAAAGGCGGCGAACCTTACTTAGAGCCAGCTAATAAAAAAATAATGAAGTACCTAATTGATATGGGTATTGCTAAAAATATCACCTTAGATATTGGTACCAATGGTACTATTGTAGATAAAGAGTTTGACAACCTTGCTTTGCAATTTAAAAAAACAATATGGCACGTTAGCATCGAAGGCATTGGAGAGATGTACAATTATATTAGAGGTGGAGGTAATTTTACTTTTGAACAATTAGAAGATAATCTCAAAGAGTTTGCTAAATTTGATCGCGTAATTTTAGCAGGTACTGTGACACCATATAACGTCTGTCACTTAAACAAAGTTAGGGACTGGTTTGAAACTGTTAAACAAGACAACTTTGAATTATTCTTTACAAATATGGTAGTAACACCATCATATCTAAATCCTTGTGTGTTACCCGATTATATATTAGAAGGTACAGGATATAAACACGACCCTGCACTAGACGGTGACCTTCAAATGTTCATCGATTACACTAAAGCGTTGGATGAAATTAGAGGAACTAATGTGTTAGATGTGTGCCCCGAATTAGACACGCTCTTTACGTAGATAGATATCACTTAAACACGGACACTTCTTAGCATCGCATACAATAGGTTCAGTAGGCAATGTGTAAGTTTTTAAATCGCCGATTGGGCCGCCTTGCTTACAGTCCGACCTGTACATATCACCCCACATATCAATGTTAACCATATGAAGACCTCCCCAACAAGTCCACCCTTTGTAGTTGTTAAGGTCATTTAAGATAATATCGTTTGCTGTTATTTTTTTATCATCTAATAATATGTCACCGCGATGCAATTTTTGATCATCTAAGACTTTAAAATAAGGCCAGTTCTTTATAAATGCAGTTTGCTCACTGCTGTATTCTGTGACTTTATTTGAAATGCCGTGTATGCTAGCAGACTTGTCTAGGATTAACTTAGGCCATACTACCATATTTTCCGAACCGTTGTATAATTTTTCTGCTATATCTACAAGTTCATTAAACTTTTCAGGCAGCATCATTAGATTAACAAATACCCCACACTTCATAACCTTAGCAATTTCAATGAAGTGATCCACGTCGGCATAATCGGGATGGTAGCTGATTATCATTCCGTCTGTGTACGGACTTATCTTTTCAAAATACTCAACTGACTGACTACCGTTAGTTAAGAAACTAAATGTGTGGCCCTTCGACTTCACTGTTTTTGCTAGGTCAATAAAATGTTTCCAGTATGTTGGCTCACCGCCGCTGATTCTGTAGCATAATTCTTTTCCTGCAACATTAAAATTTTCAACAAAGTTCTTAACTGTTGGCCAATCAGGATGCCCTGTAGTTCCGTTATGTAAATCATCTGGACAATATTTGCATTTATAATTGCATTTATTAGACAGTGTCCAACTAACTAAAAACCAATTCTCTTTGGTAGGATCAGCGTATGATATTTTCATTCGGCAATAGTGTTATTCATTACGAGACCGTGTGTACGCTCATTAAGTTTTACTGTGAGTATAAGCGCATAGAGATTGTTACTGAAACTAAACACACTGTGATCTAACTGAGTATTGGCAAAATACAACCAGCCAGCTTCCGGGTAGATTGGTTTGCCGTCAAACATCTGTACATAGTTCTCTGGGCTGCATTTACCAAACACAGCTAGCAATCTAAAATATTCTGGACTTACTCCGTGAAAATCTCTATGAGGAGGAAAGAACCCTCCTTGGTCTACACGCAACAAATGAACGCGACCAATGTCAGGTGCAAACACATCTACAAGATTTTTAATGTCCGGAATAGCGTGATATACTTCTGTTGGGGTTGTAAAGTTTTCTTCTTTTAGCTCAACATTATGATATTTTTGCATATAGCCAAAACTGTTGAGATGGTAATTGTCCATTACATCACCAGTATGGCTAGTTACTGGTAGTCCCCATCTATTGTTGTGCGAATCTTTTTTAACATTGTAAGGACACCAATTATCTTTAAACTGTTGCAGTTCTGCTTCAACTCCGTGCGGATTGAGTTTCCATTTTGTTTTAACAAACATACCCAAGTGAACTAAACTATTCCATAGTGCAGCACGTTCTAATTCTTCATTGGTCATAGTATTAATCCTTAAATTGAATGTTTAATTTATCTATTTGTCCGCATTGCTTACTGCATTGCTTGAGAGGACGATCTTTCCACGTTGCTTCTACTCTGCTAAAGTAGTCAGTATTAAAAATTTCCGATAACGTTTGAGTTTTAAGACTGTGGTTTTTAAAATTGTTATCTAGAAAATCCACCTTTGCTGGAGAAATAGGAGGTACTCCTGTAAAGTCTAGCCAGCAACACGGAGAAACTTCTCCTTGAGAATTTATATAGATACTTTTTTCAGCAAGTGCTTTACAATTAATTACTTTATTTTCAGTTAGATTGTATTCTTGAAAGGATTTAGTTATACTCTGGCTTTTTATAGAAGGGTATAAAATATGTGTAGTCCTTCCGTCTTTGTCTAAAACGTGATGGCAATCATCTCTAAATCTAGATGTGTTCTTAGAATAAAATTCCTTAAACCCTAGGTCAATGCTCATCTGCTTACATTGATTTACCTGATGCAAGTTATGTTCGAATACCAACATATCCCATATAGCATAACCTCCATTGTTTATAAATGTTGTTGCGTTGTCGATGATCTTTTTCCAATCAGTGCCTACTCTATACAAGGCGTGAGTATCTTCAAGGCCATCAATTCCAAAACGTATGCTTACTCCTAGCTCTGCTAACTCTTGCCAAAAGGCTTTAGATCTAGCACTGCCGTTAGTGTTCATACTGAGATTAATAGTAGGGTTTATTTCTCTAAGATATTTAAAAATTAAAACAGTGTCCGAAGCAACAACCGGATCTCCTAAATTGCCGCACATATATAATCGAGTTAACTGCTTAAGGAATTCAACAGAGAACCATTCTTTGAATGTATCTAATGTCACTTCATCAATGACCACCCAAGGGTTTTCAACACCGCCTTGCAGGTTTCTTGCACACATAGGACAGCTGGCCTGACATCTACTGGTAATTTCCAAATGCAATGTACGAATATCACTTAGACTATACATTTATTTTTTACCAATTAACATAAATCTTTTATACAATGGTAGATCAAGTTCACCGGCATACAAAATAGTTTCTAATTCTGACTGAGATTTAAATTCTTCTAAGTCTGCTGCAATCCTAACGTGTTCTGGTATTTTATAATCGTTACTCTGCAGAACTACTAAACTGTTATGAGGTAGACCAGATAGCCAAAGATCATATTGATCTTGCGTTATGTGTTCAAAACTTGTGTTAATAACAATGTCAGCATCGCTTCTAAATGTACACATATCGGCGGTAATGGCTCGAAACTTGCCTGCCTCAATTTCCATTTGATTCATAGTTAACGCAATATTCTGACATTCTGGATCAATGTCAATGCTATTAATATGGCTTATGTACATATCGCTTTGAAATAACATACTGGCTAGCGTACCTACCCAGCCGCCGTGTATATCAATAGTAGGCCATTCTTTGTGATGGCTTTTTAGTTTAGTTAATTCTGTAATCAGCCATTCCTTGCTTAAAATTTGTCCTCGCCAAAACGCATCCATAGTACGCATAGGATCTTTACTTTGGCGTATGGCCCGCATCCAGTGATGTAGGTGTTCTGTATCTATGTTCATAATAGGTGTTCCAACTCTGGAAATATTAGTTTTGCATCAGTTGCCCTAATACTATCTAAGTTAGCAGCATATTCTTTAAAGTCGGGCAACAAATGACTATGATCTTCTGCTAGTACAAATTTTAAAATACCTTCCCAACGTTTCCAACCTGCAGGATTATCGTTCCAAAAATAATCATCCTGTCTATAATTATCCCACAGCCATTGTTTAAATTCTTCAAAGTCTTTAACTAATTGATCTTTATCTTCCTTTGGTAATATACGGGCAGATAAAAATGTAGGAATGTATAACATATGAAAATTAATAATGCCGCCTCCGGCTTCATTGCCAGCTAGGAAAAATTTATTAATTTTTTTAAAGTTTTGAGTGATCTTCCACTTGGCAAAATCTATAATGTGTTTGATATTAAAAATTTGCACAGCACAGGCAATTCCAACTTTAATACTATCTGGAGTATTGTCTAGTTTTTCTAAAGCAGCCATAATTTCTGACCACTCAACTGGATAACGAATATAATGATTTCTGTCAGTGATGGCATCTATACTGAATGCCACACGCACTTCTTTGAAATGACTCCATAGTTCAATAATATTGTCGTCTACTAACACGCCATTTGAATTGTAACGTACTGTGATTTTTTTTGAATATCCTCTACGTACAATTTCTTCTAAGAATCGCTTGTGTTCTTTGATCATTAATGGCTCACCACCAGCAAAATACAATTGCTTGATGTTAGGGATTTGTTCAAACACTTCTTCCCAAAGCTCGGGACGTTCGTACCAATAATTGTTAAACGTATTTTTATCCCAGTTTATTTGTTTTAGAACGATTGTGCTTTTTGTTTTTTGTATTAATTGATCATAGTCCTGAGTCCATCTACTGCTGTCGTGTGGTGTACACATTACACATTTTAAATTACAAGTATGTCCTAGTCGTAGATCTAGATATCTAATAATTGGATTTATAATACCATCTGCTTGTGTTTCCGCAATTAATTCTGCTAGGTCGATATCTTCTTCTTGCCAGTATGTTGTTTCCCAAACACGCTTACTGACCATTCCGTTAGCTTCTTCCTCAAAGCATTTGGCGCAACTTAAGGGGATTTTTCCCTGCATCATTGTTGTACGAACGTCACGCATATATTCGTTATTAATGGCACTGGTAATTGTGTCAGTACCAAAGTTAGCTGGCTGGCCATTTTCTTTTTTAACCAGTCCAGCATCAAGTATACCTTTAGTCGCTTGGCTGGCATTGCTACCGCAGCATAGTCTAGCATCACCGTTAGGGCGGGTAGCTACGTGAATCCACGGTAGAACACAAAAAGTTGGAGTGCCCGACTTCTCTTCTATAATTTTAATTTGTTTTTTTAATTGTTCTGACATTTTGGTATCTTTGAATCTGCGCTACTTACACAGCTAGATGTAATGCAACTTTGGGGTTGTTTAAATAATTCAAATTGTTCCAGGGTTCCCAACGGTTGATCGTGACAACTGTAGCTACGTTTCACTTCATTACCTCTTATTATAACACTTTGATATCCAGAATTACAAGTCCAACCTTGGAATTTATTAAATCCAAATGCGTTAAATCTTTCTGCTTGATCAAACAGATGTTCTGTTCCATCTTGCTCGTATAAAGCAATTTGGTAAACATCTGAACCTTGTGATCGTTGGGGGAATCCTGTCTGCATTTTGTGTATCATATCTTCAGTGTAACCATTTACCACAAAACTAGCAGTTGGGTCACTCATAGGCTTTAGTGTTACACTGATTCCTCGTTTATACAATCGTTCGCAACGTTCATACAATTCATAAAACTGAGCAGGCACCATTACTTGATTGATAGTAACGTGTACTAGTTCATATTGTAACTGTAAGCACTTGTCACCAAACTCTTGTTCTTTGGCAAACTCTGAATGAAAGCTAGCAGTAATACTCCTTCTCTGCAACATCTCAGTGTTCTTACACCAAGTGTTCCACCATTTGCTTCCTGGACTCAAATTGGTAGTCATATGGATACTTTGGTAAGTGCTTTCTTTTTCGTCTAGATGTTTAACCAAATCATTTAACTGTTTGTATGCTGTAGGCTCACCACCGCTGAACGACCAATGGAACTGGTTAAACCCATTAGCTCGTGCTTGACGCTTAATCTCGTCTACAGTAGATTTATATACTTCAAGCGATTGGTGATCCAATTTGTCACTGCGGGCATATGGCCAGCAGTAACTACAATTATAATTACAAAATCTGCCCAATATCCAACTGGTAGAAAATAATGGGCGGTCTAACATTGTGCGTTGTCCAAACCGAACAATATTTTGAAACGGTATTGATTGAAAATTAGTTGTCATAAAGTGCTATTATTTAACCACTAAGCGGTTGCATTCTACGAAACAAGGTTATATACTAATAATGTGGTCGTGAGTGGAACAGGCAGACCTCCCGCTAGTCCCATAGGCTAGATTGGGGACGGGGCAAAGTCATAGACGTAGCCTTTGTAGGTTCGAAACCTACCGACCATACCAAATTCTATAATAAGTAGAATAACATAACTTTAAGGAAAACATTATGTCAAACACAGTAGAACAATTAAAAGCAGACTTCGAAGCATTTTTATCAGAGGATGCAAAGTTTACAGCAGGCAATGGCGCAGCAGGTACTCGTGCTCGCAAGGCTCTTCAAGATGTTGCCAAGGGTGTTAAAGCTCGCCGCAATGAAATTACAGCAGAAAAGAACGCCCGCAAAGAAGCTAAGGCTTAACTATGAGCACCTATGTTCCTCCCAAACAGGATACATTAGCCGCTGAGGATATGATTATAGACCTCGGCGGTGTAGGTGCTAGTTATTCTTCAGATACTATAACTATTTCTGGTATCGATATGTCTAGTGGATTAAATTATTCTACTATGAATACTATAACTATGCCTTCTACATATACAGGCAGCTATGGTACTGTCACTACAAGTAGTGGTGGCGCAGGCCTTAACTGGAATAATAATTATACTATTAACGGAGGAGGTCTTACTGATACGAATGCCACAGTTAAAATTACTGGAAACGGTTTAGATCTCGACGAAGGCGCTGATATTAAAATAGGCCACAAAAGTCTTAAAGAATTTATGTCTAAGATGGAAGAGCGTATGGCAATATTAGTTCCCGATCCAGCAAAATTAGAAAAATTTCAAGCTCTTAAAAAAGCATACGAGCATTACAAGACTTTAGAAAGTCTATGCTTTAACGAACCGGAAGAAGATGAAGAATGAATGTTAAACTTTTATCCTACAGTCAACCCACTGCAGAATTTGCAGAGGCAGGCATTGACGATGCACAAGAATTAATTGCATATTGTGCAAGAGTCTCAAACCCAAGTAACCAACTTAACACTGACACAAGTGAAAAACTTATCAAATATCTTATTAAACACGCACACTGGAGTCCACTCGAAATGGTCAGTGCCTGTGTAGAGATAGAAACAACAAGAGATATTGCCCGTCAAATCTTACGTCACAGAAGTTTCAGCTTCCAAGAGTTCAGTCAGCGTTATGCTGACCCAACGAAAGACTTGTTCTTTGTTGTTAGAGAAGCACGATTACAAGATCCAAAGAATCGACAAAACTCTGTTGAGTTAGAAGCGACTATTGGAAATGCAATGTTACAAGATCAATGGCGAGATAAGCAGCTAGAACTTATTGCCCTTGCGAAAGAAACATACGAATGGGCTGTAAGTAAAGGAATCGCTAAAGAACAAGCTCGAGTTGTGTTGCCTGAAGGCAATACCGTAAGTCGTTTATATATGAACGGTACATTACGTAGTTGGATTCATTTTATTGAATTACGTAGTGCTAACGGTACACAAAAAGAACACCAACTAGTTGCATTAGCTTGTGCAAAAGCAATTGCTGCAATTTTTCCTATGACAACTGAACTTATTAAAGGAGATTAAAATGTTTGGAACAACTTATACAGGCGGAATGACATATCGTTCTGCAAGCGAAATTAATTCAGCAATGGGCCGTGTCTACGGACATATGAGTCTTGCTGTTATTGTATCAATGATTGTCAGCTACTTTGTAGGCACCAGTCCAGAGTTGTTGGCATTCTTTTTTACAGGTGTACTGAAATGGATTGTGATTTTTGCACCACTGGTGGCAATTTTTGGTATTGCTATGGTGTTAGGAAATAATCCTAGCAAAGGTGTAGCACAGTTATGCTTACACGGCTTTGCAGCATTAATGGGCCTGAGCTTTGCTACAATTTTTGCCGTATTCACTATGGGATCGATTGTCAGTGCCTTTATGGGTGCAGCTATTTTGTTTGGAGTGATGAGCGGCTATGGTTATTTTACCAAACAAAGTTTAGATAGTTTAGGTAAGTTTATGTTTGTAGGATTGATTGCTATTGTTATTGCTAGCATTGTCAATATCTTTATTGGTAGTACTGTAATGCAAATGGTGATCTCAGCTTTAGCTATTATCATCTTCCTCGGATTAACTGCTTACGATACACAAAAGATCCGCGAAGAAGTCAGCGTAGATACCAATCCTGCTGTAGAAGTGACCGGTGCATTAACTCTTTATATGGATTTTATCAACTTGTTTATCAATTTGTTGCAGTTATTTGGTGATAGAAAGTAACACACTATGTCTGATAAGTTTCAAGACTTCTGCAAGAACTACGAAGTGCAAGTGCTCAACGATCAGAAAAGGCGGGCTAGGTATCATCCTCCTCGCTTTTTCACACATCCAGAACGTGCTGATATCATTCGCAATGATATTGTAGAATTCGAAACTGAAAAAGTGTTTACAGTTGAGATTCCGGAAGGTAGATTTCGAGCTCTTGTAGAAATGGAACAACGTTTCTTTGGCAATCACACTCACGGGTATAGTGATGCTGATATGTTTGCTATGCTTATGGACAAAGAACGAGAAGAAGCACACTACAGACACACTAACGCTGCTGTTCAAAAAGCCTATGAACAGTACAGCATTATGCTTAATCTAGCAGGCTACCAAAGAAAAATTTAGTTGACACAACTGTAAATAGATTGTATAATTAGCTATCAATTAAGGAATAAAAATGCGCAGTCACTATTGGACTATTGGAAAATTTGCAGATTGGCTTCGCGGTACACCAAAGATCAAGTGCGGCACTAGTGAGGAATGGCACGATTGGGAAACCAAAGCCAAAGCCGCACATCCTGTTCGTTGGTGGATTGCTGAAGAAGGTTTGGATCAGTTACAAAAAGTTGTATATTACATTCCGGATAAATTAAATGACGTTAGATATTATATTAATAACCGTTGGGTTAGTCGCAGTCACTCACTTACTGCTCATCCTCGCGACATTAAGCCTGGCAATTGGTCCGACGTGGGCAATCGCTTTCTTCCTTGTTTGTTTAACGAGTTGGTGGATTTTGTTGAGATAGAGCAAGCGTGGCATCACTGCATATGGAGTGATGACGCTAAGACTAAATTTGAAACTCCGTGGTGGCGCAGTGGTTGGCTACGCTGGAGAACTTGGCGTTGTCCAGAAGCTGGACTTGAATATCTACGTTGGGCAAGTACTCTTACCAACAAGGAATTTATCGAAGAAGGTGAAAAGGAAGAGCCAACACACCAAGCCAAATCTGCTAAGGAAATTATTGAGCTTTACACCTGGTGGACTACTACATATCGTAATCGTCCAGATCCATATGATGCAAGTGGCTGGACAGCCTATTGTGAAGCTAGTCGTGCGGCCAACGGTGGAAGTCTTTGGGGAAGTTTAGGTACTGATAAAACTCCCGAACTTAAAAAGATGAGCACCAAGTCACACAAGTTACTTCAAAAGATTGAGGCGGCCTACGAAAAAGAAGATGAAGAAATGATGATTCGATTAATCAAAATCAGGCAATCATTATGGACTTAAAAAACTCTAAATTTCGTCGTTGGGTTGAAGAGATTTGGAGAGAGAATTGCGAAGAGCGATTGACATACGGCCAAGACCGTGCTACAATAAAACAGTATTGGGACGCATACAAATGGTGGCTCAAGCGTGAATATAAATTTCAACAAGGCAAAAAATGAATACTGCTAAAGACATCACTGATCATTTCATCACTCGTGCAAAGAATTTGCAAGAGTTTACAGTTACTACTGCTGTACCAGAAGGCTTTAGGTTTAATGGAACTATTCCTTTTGATATGGAAATTAAAGAAGGCGAAATCGCTGCCAAAGTATTTGCAGTAGACTTTGACGAAGCTGTTCAACGCTTTGATGAGTACCTAGAGGGCTGCAAATGAAAGAACAGACTCCAGCAGAAGGCATACTGCTTCGAAAAGACTACGGCGATGCTAAGGTCTACGAAGTTGTATGTGAGTGCGGAGACTGTGATCACTCTCATAATGTTTGGGTTGAAGCCGAAGACATCGGAGTCACTGTTACTATATACACTCAACAAAAAACAAAATGGTGGGAACTTAATCGTTGGAAGACCATTTGGATATTGTTAATCAAAGGTTATGTTGAACGAGAATCCACTCTTATAATGTCTGAGCAACAAGCTCTTAACTATGCAGAAACTTTAAAAAAAGCTGTTAAAGATGTTAAAACATTTAAAAAACCAAAAGAGAACAGCGCAGCCGTAAAAGAAGCAAACGAACAAGATTGTGTATGACTAAAGCATCAAGTAGTCCTCAACGAAACACCTTTCAACTTGAAGGTGCAAGAGAACGTGCTGCCAAAGATGGCAAGGAAGTTCCAGAATATTATGAAAACTTTTGGAAATCAGCCAAACAACAAGATGAAGAAAATCTTGTAGATCCGGCGTGGCAGAAAGATAATATGGAATACGATCTACGCAGTAGCGAATGGATGTGTGCCAAAGTTCGAAACTCTGATGCCTATGCGCAGAATCTTTATGCGGCTATGTGCAATATGCAATTTATCAAACTGGATGTTATACCTATTCTAAAAGATCAACGTTGGAGCGCCAGTTGGCGTCACGCTGGCGGCATTGTGGCAGATATGCTACAACAAGGCGACTACATAGATTGGTACTGTAGTGGTATGGGTGAAGGATTAGGTAACGGCGATGCAGATGGCACTAAAGGATATGTCCCTGAAGGTACTGTTACAGAAGAAATCAAAGAAGACTTAAATAAACTTGGATGGGTCCCAAGCGAGTGGCCCGATGATGACAATTAAGGAGAAAAGGTCAACCAAATGAAAGTAGAAACGCAGGATTGGGCAGGATATCGTGGATATATCATCGAGCGATTGAAAGCACAAGCCAAAAAATTTAAAGAAGTTGCAGAAGATGCCCTAGGGCAAGATATTGAAGCTATTTGGGCAGTTGGTGGTGTTGCAGGTGACGGAGAGTTTGACGAGACCAGCGATGTAGAACTAATTGTTCAGATAGTTAATTTGGAAGAGTTCGAAGATACATTAGCATATGTACTTCAAGATAATATTGATTTGGTAGAAACCGATGTAGGGTTTATACGAATTGATGTTCAAAATCCCGAAGACTACGATAAAAAACTCCTAATCATTGATTGACAATACCAACATTCGGTGTTATAATATAAGTATTGTTTAATTAGATAGGAGTGGAACGTGGCAACAAAAGCAAAACATCTAGCAGAAGCTCGTGCAAGCAAAGGAAAAGATCATTCTCCAAAGTGGGATGGTCACGAAACTTGGGATACTAATCAGTTCCTGCGCCATTTCCATACTGCAATGAGTTGGTATCGGTTAGAGTCTAGTGGCAAGGAACTTAAACCCAAAGTGATTAATTGGATGAGTGCTAACGGCTACACTAAAGATCAAATTGCTGAATTTAAGAAAACCAAAGACAATCGTTGCGGAACAACTGTAGGTGCTATTGCTGCCTGTTTGTTAAAAGGTATGCCTACTGTTCGTGCAGATTGGAACGATGGACGCAATACTGAGGAATGGTTACGTAATTCTATTAAAAAGATTGTAGCAGAAGGTAAAGACGACATTGACGACGATGCGGCTCCTGTAGTTGAAAAGCCAGTAGTAGCAATGCCTAGTATTCAAGAACGTGTTCGTGAAGCCAGCTACAAGATGACTGAAGAAATTGAAACTGCTATTGAAGCGTTTCAAACAGATCCAGAATCGTTTGATCCTAAAGCATTTAAAGTTCTTAATTTGTTAAAGGCCAAAGAAGCCAAAGCTGCGCATTCACGTATTATTAAAGACTTTTACAGTGGCAATCTTGAAGAATTGATTGAAGCTGCTACTACAAAAGACGAACAACTTAAAGAAGCATACAGCCATTTAAGTAAGGCACAACTAAAAAAGATTACAGCATTTTATCAAGAAATTATTTCAGCCTGCGAAATGCTAGGGCAAGAAGCTAAAGTTAATCGCAAGCCCCGTGCTAAAAAAGCACAACCTGTTGAAAAACTTATTGCCAAACTCAAGTATAAAAAGCAAGACGAACCTTTAAAACTTGTGTCCATTAACCCAACTGATATTATTGGTTCTAAAGAACTGTGGGTTTACAACGTAAAAAGCCGCAAGTTGGGCAAGTATGTTGCAAAAGAATACAGCGACCTTGGCGTGAAGGGTACAACAATTATTAACTTTGACGAAAATAAAAGTGTACAAAAGACGCTACGCAAGCCTGCAGAACAGTTAACAGCATTTAAAGCATCAGGAAAAGTGCAGTTACGAAAGTTCCTAGAGGATATTAACGCTGTAGATATTAAAATGAACGGTCGTATTAACGACGAAATTATGCTTCTCAAGGCAGTATAAACGTGTAAACCACCATCTGCTATAGTTCGAATAAATACTAGACTATGGCAGATTCTAAAAACATTGACAAAGCTCTTACCTATCTAGGTAGCACATTAAAAAGTATCGTTGACGCAACTCCTCAAAAGGAACTTAGCCTCATCGATATACTAAAAGCTATTCCAAAAAATGGCTTACCGGCTGACCGAATCGACGGGGCAGTTCTTAAAGGTATCAAAGATACTTCAACGTCCGAGCGTCTAACTATTACTGACGCTGGCATTACAGCCGACAACATTACTGTAACTACGTTAAAAGCAGATATAATTGAAGTTAAAGAAATAAAGACCAGCGCACAACTAGAAAAATTTGATTCGATAGAATTTAAAACAGATATAGTTGGTAAAGGCCTGTTGTGGACCGGCGAGGGATATACTAAGCAATTTGTTCTTAGGTCTCCGGATCGTTTCTTTAGTTCAGAAAACATCGATTTAAATAAAGATAAATCTTTTTCCGTAAACGGAATAAGTGTATTGTCTGCCTCAGAACTCGGTTCTACAGTTACCAAGAGTTCCTTACGTGAAGTCGGGAGACTTAAAGGACTTATTGTTGATGGTTCCGTTTCTATCAACCAATACATTTATTACAATAGTACTTCTAGCAGATTAGGCATAGGTACAGAGGAACCCAACGCAGGGTTAAGTGTTGCCGAGGACGGCATCGAAGTTATGATCGGCAGTCGGGACGCTAGTCGCGGTATGATCGGTACATTTGCTAGCCACTCACTTGATATCGTAACAGGAGACACTCCTTGGATTTCCATATCACCTAGCGGTAATATTCAACTTGGCAATACTAGTCAAGAACCTGTGCAAGTTTCGATTAGTGGAAAGTTGGCTGTTAAAGTTGCAGTGCCAGATCCTAACGTAGACCTACACGTTGCAGGCCCTATTCGATTCCACGGACATCTTCACATATATGCTGACGAAATTCCAACTGCTGGATCTTATAAAGTTGGTGACATCATTTGGAACAATGCTCCACGCTCGGGAAAATCAGTTGGTTGGGTTTGTACTGTTTCGGGTTCCCCTGGCGTATGGAATGCGTTTGGGTTAATTAATTAATAGAGTTTATATGACAAACGAGAATTTAGATCAGGCCGTTGACGCAATAACAAAAGCACTGAAAGACCTTGCATTAGGTAAAGGTGTCAGTTCACCGTTTATAGAATTTATAGCAGAGTACGGTGAAAATAATAACGGCAAAGGCTTAGTTTGGAGAGGTGACGGTTATACTAAACAGCTAGTATATAAAGAAAATCCTGATCGATTCTTTAGCTCCGAAACTATTGACCTAAATAAAGGAAATACATTTTCTATTAACGGCATTAATGTAGTATCAGAGACTGAACTAGGATCTACTGTTACTAAAAGCAGTCTTAGAGAAGTAGGTAGATTAAAAGGGTTAATAGTTGATGGTTCAGTTTCTATCAATCAATACCTATTTTATAATGCTACCGCAGATAGATTAGGTATTGGTACAGATGAACCTAACGCGGCACTATCAGTTGCCGAAGACGGCGTAGAAGTTGTTATTGGGGCGACTGATGGGATTAAAGGTAAAATTGGTACATACGGCAGTAACGATTTAGATATTGTCACTGATAGCACCCCAAGAATTACAGTTGAAGCCGGTGGCAATATTCGACTAGGTAATAAAAACTTTGGACCAATTAGAGTTACTGTACAAGGAAAACTTGCAGTCGGAGTTAATTCAATGGACGAGCGAGCAGGGTTACACGTTGCTGGCGCTATTAAATTCAATGATAAACTACACCAATATGCATCAGGTCTTCCTACAGACGGGCAATACGAAAAAGGCGATATCATATGGAACACCGATCCTAGACCAAAAGGTTGCGTAGGTTGGGTTTGTATTGCCAATGGCAATCCTGGAAGATGGTGCCCGTTTGGAGAAATTAAAGACCAACAGTAATGCGACCCGTTATTGTATTAGGCAACGGTGAAAGTAGGAAAGACATTAAACTATTGCCGTTAAAAGATCATTACACCTTAATTGGATGTAATGCAATTCACAGAGATATTGAAGTTGATCATTTAGTATGTTGCGATCAGCGTATGGTTAAAGAAGCGTTGCTTACTTTTCCTAACACAATTTATACTCGTTCAAAATATCTAACAAGAAATAAAAACGTAAAAGAAGTTCCGCCGTTGCCGTACCCTGGCAATCAAAAACCAGATGACCCCGAACACTGGGGTAGTGGTCCGTATGCTGTATTATTAGCAACATATAAAGGATCAAGCATAACATTACTTGGATTTGATCTATATGATGTTAATTTTCAAGCAAACAACTTGTATAAAGGCACAGATAACTACGCTGCTGCTGATTCTCGCCCTGTAGATCCGTGTTATTGGGTTTACCAGCTTGCAAAAATATTTGAATCTTTTCCAAATAAAAGATTTAATATTATTAATAAAGATGAATGGCCACTTCCGGCTGAATGGGATTTACCCAATGTATCTTTTTTTACTATAAATTTTTTCCAACAGACTTGTATTCTATCTAAATAGAGTGTATACTTACTAAGTGGACTCGGCGCTCATCCCACTTTAAACACTCTGCGTGTCATCTAAACAAAGGAAAAATAAGATGACTTGGATTATCGACAAAACTTTTGAATTCTGCTACGGTCACAGGGTTCATACTCAAACACTTAACGGCGAATATGCAGCTGACTTAAAATGTGCGTGTAGACATTTACACGGGCACGAAGGTAAGATGCAGGTATTCCTAACAGGTGACAAACTAGACAATACCGGAATGGTCACTGACTTTAGACACTTAGAGTGGTTAAAGAAATGGATCAACGAATTTATTGATCATCAATTTGTAATTGATCGAAATGATCCATTATATCCACAATTGATTGGTGATCGTAAACTTATTCCAGTTACAGTACCTGGCACAGATCATATTGCTGGATATCATTTAGACCTAAGCGACTTACAAGAAAAAACTCCGCAGTACGAATACTTCGAAGGTTTTATGGTTGTGGACTTTGTTCCAACTAGCGAGAAGCTAAGTGAATGGATGGCCGAATTGGTGCAAGCTAAAATGGTTAAACTAGGAGTCACTGTTCAACGTATTGAATGGTGGGAGACTCCTAAATCACGCTCTGTATTCTATAGAGATGGTGTCTAATAATTCTTTAATAGATCCTATTATCATAGACGACTTGATCCCGAAAGGGCATCAAGTCGAATTAGCTAATACATTAACATATAATATTGCCTGGAGATTTCAGTCTGTTACTGCACAGATTCGAGAATCTAATTACGATGTATGTGTTGATGATAACACCATAGACAGTCTTCAATTTGTACACTATGCTTTATTAAACGGGTCTTCAACTGAAGCACTGCCGGTTATACGTCCTCTTATGTCTGCTGTTGAAAAACAATTAAATCAGCGTGTCGTAGATGTAGGTCGAATTAAAATTAACTGTCTTACGAATAATATAAAAACATTTACAAGTTCAAATTATAATATTCCTCACACAGACGAGCCAGGAATCGAATGGTTAACTATGGTTTATTATATTAATGACAGCGATGGTGATACATTTTTATTCAACGAGGCAGTAGGTAATACAGCTAACGGATTAACATTACATTCTAGAGTTAGTCCATCGATGGGGAGGGCCGTTATATTTGATTCAAGAAGATTTCACGCTGGGTCTAATCCAATTGATTCACAGAGTCGATTTGTTATCAACGTAACATTTAAATTAGAAAATGCGTAACAAATTTTGGAGATTATGGGCAAAAGCCCTAGGTGATAAATCTAACCCGGCAGATTCGAACGAATCCGACAAGGTTGCGTTTATAAGAACTGTTATTGTTCTTTGTTATATTATAACAAATTGTTTTATTATTGCTGGAGTTATTAGACACTGGTAAATAATAATATGCGTACATTTGAAATTAATCACATTAAGATCGGAAACGATCATCCATTTGTTCTTATAGCCGGGCCTTGTCAAATTGAAAGTCAAGATCACGCAGAACATACTGCTGGAACTATTAAAGAAATTACAGATAGTCTAGGTATTAAATTAATCTATAAAAGTTCCTTTGACAAAGCTAACCGATCAAGTATAGGTACACGGCGGGGAGTTGGTATAGAGAGCGGTTTAGAAATTCTAAATTCAATCAAACATATATTTGGAGTGCCAATTTTAACAGACATTCACGAAAGTTGGCAGGCCCAGGCCTGTGCTGATGCCGGAGTTGATGTTTTACAAATACCTGCATTCTTATGTAGACAAACAGACTTATTGTTAGCAGCAGGTAACACAGGATGTGTTGTTAATGTAAAGAAAGGTCAGTTCCTTGCACCTCACGATATGAAAAATGTTGCTGATAAAATTGCATCGACCGGCAATGAACGTATTATGTTATGCGAAAGGGGATATACTTTTGGTTACAATAATTTAGTTGTCGATATGCGCAATATGCCTATTATGGCAAGCACTGGGTATCCAGTGGTCTTTGATGCCACACATTCTGTACAACAGCCTGGTGGATTGGGAGCAACGTCTGGTGGTGATAGAAAGATGGTACCCTACTTGGCGAGGGCCGCGGTGGCCACCGGGTGTGTAGGTGCTGTGTTTATGGAAACACACGAAGATCCAGACAATGCACCTAGTGACGGTCCTAATATGATTCCATTACACGAACTTAAAGAAGTTCTAACAAAATTAAAAGAAATCGACGATATTGTTAAATGTTAGAATTAACAAAGGCTGAACGTAAACTACTTAAAGCACAACGCAAAGCAGAAAAAAATCAAGTGCAAACTCCTGTTATAATCCCAAACAGCCAAGAAAAGATAACAGTGCTCTGTGTACGATTTGGTACAAAGTATGGTCGCGAATATGTCGAACGACTACGCAATATGGTAGCTAGACATCTAACTGTTCCTTATGAGTTTGTATGTCTAACTGACGACCCTTATCCAATTGACGGTGTACGTAACATTGTAATTGCAGTACCGCCTTACAAAAAACTATGGTGGTGCAAAGTTCATATGTTTGATCCGTCATTGCCATTAGCTGGCAGGATACTGTATCTTGATCTTGATGTAGTAATTTGTAACAATATAAACAAACTAGTTACAATGGGTAACTCTATGTTCTACGGAATAAGAGACTTTAATCGAAAGTTTCATCCGCAATGGAATTATCTTAATAGCAGTGTTATGAGTTGGGTTCATCAATTCCAAACAAACATCTGGGAAAAGTTCAAAGCAGACCCTGCAGGTGCTCAAACCCTACAAGGCGATCAAGATTGGATATGGAAAGTAGAAAGAGACAAACTATTATTTTGGCCCGACGAATGGATACAAAGTTACAAATGGGAGATCCGCAGTCGATCCGAATTAGTTGTTGATGTAGGCAAACGTAGATTTAAAAATGTGCGTAATGATATAACAGTAAGTCCAAACTGTGTTATTGCTGTATTTCACGGTGATCCGAATCCAGATGCCGTTACGGATAGTTTTGTTCTTGACAACTGGAAGTAACGATGCTATAATAGTGTTATGACTAATACTATTACCCCCGAAGCATTGCACACTCTGCTTCTTGAAAATAAGTGCATCGTTGAGTTCACTAAAGTAAACGGCGAAGTTCGATCAATGCCCTGTACACTTAAAGCTGAATTCATTCCGGATCCTATTCCTGCACCCCATTTTACTAACACTGACAATCCTATTGATTTTCCTAAAGTCAAAAAAGAAAATCCTAATGTTATGAATGTATGGTGTTTAGATAAAAATGAATGGCGATCATTCCGAATCGCTAACGTTATTTCTGCAAAGGTAAAAGATGTCTGAACGAAAACGCTGGACACTGGTTGTTGAGGAAGATCCCAAGACCGGTGATGCAATATTAAATTTTAACGACGAAATTTTAGCAGCCACAGGTTGGAAAGAGGGTGATACCCTAACCTGGACTGTAAAGACTAACGGATCAATTATTCTTTCTAAGAAAGATACAGATGACTAAACGTATTGGTTTTGCCTGCAAGTGGATTGATGGTCCCAGTCAAATTAATGGGATTAAGCAAAAAGATAACTGTAAACAGTACAATACAGGGTCTACTACCGTAGCTTGGTTAAATAGACAACAAACCGACGTAGCTGAACAACGTCTCTGGGAGTTAATGGAGAACAACATCGAAAGCGTACGGTTACTAGTTGAAAAGGTAGGTACACTTAATGAAAATCTTAGAATGGTACGACTCTCAAGCGATATCCTTCCTGTCTACACTGAGCCTACTTGGGGCCGGTTTTGGCGGAATCCCGATGTACGGGCGTATTGCGAAAGAGGATTTGAGCAGGTCGGCGCTTTGGCTCGCAAGACTAATGTTCGCTTGTCTATGCACCCTGGCCAGTTTTGCGTGTTGGCTTCTGATAACCCGAACATCGTAGAGCGGTCGATTGAAGAATTCGAGTATCACGCAGATATGGCGAGGTGGATGGGATATGGTCAAAGATATCAGGACTTTAAGATCAACGTCCACATTGCCGGTAGAGCCGGTCCAGCCGGTATCAAAGCTGCCCTCAAACGCCTTACCCCCGAGGCAAGAAACTGCATCACAATTGAAAACGACGAAATGACCTGGGGCATTGAAGACAGCATCGAATTAGCTAAGGACTGTGCCCTAGTCCTTGACATACACCACCATTGGGTAAAAACTGGAGAATATATTGAAGCAAGTGACGATCGTGTTAAAAGGATTGTTGATAGTTGGCGCGGTGTTCGCCCTGTGTTACATTACAGTGTATCACGGGAAGACTGTCTTATTAACCATCCCGGACACCTCCGCCCCGATCTTCCGACCCTCTTAGAAGGCGGATACAAAAAACAAAAACTCAGAGCACATTCAAACTTCTACTGGAACACAGCAGTGAACGAATGGGCACTGAGTTTTAGAGACTCCCACGATATTATGTGCGAAAGCAAGGCTAAGAATCTAGCCAGCTTTGCACTCTACGAACAAAGTATTAAGCTGCTGGCTTAGCTTTTGGCTTTCGAGGTGCTTTTGGCTTTGCAGTCTTTGGAGCAGCAGGTTTTTTAGCAAACTGTTGCTTTTTAGGTGCAGGCTTTTTAGGTGCTGGAGCAACTGACTTAACCACAGCTTCAGTTGCTTTTTCTGCTACTGATGTAACTGGTGCTACTGCTGGTGGTACTTCTTCTTTAACTACAGCTACTTCTACTTTGTATGGAACCTCAGTAGTGGTTTCTGTTGGCTTGCTGCCAAATATCTTCTTTAATAATCCGAACATTTAATGTTCCTCCTTAGTGATTTTATTTAGTAATTAAAACTTACCTACAGGCAATTCCGTACTTGCAGGCATATCCCAAATCTTTTTCTGTTCAACTCCCTTGCGCTGGGCAAAACGTTTGGCATCACAATTCGAACAGCAATGAAAATAATTATTGCTTAATCGTTTGTGATCTATTTTCTTTAAATCTCTCTTAAATTCACTATCACAGTTATCGCAGTGAAAGGTTGCAATAGTTTTTGACCGCGTGTAAGAATGTTCCTGTCCAGTCTTACTGATCCTAGTATATTGATTAATTTGAGTTTCTGTTTTTAAGAACATAGTGTATTTACATTTGGCTTATAAAACTTTGGGCTAAATAGTACAGCAACCATTAATCTTAGGATATTTTATGGCAAGAAAAATTATTGATGTCGGTATTGTAGGGAATGACGGGACCGGCGATAGTATACGCGATTCATTCCGTAAAGTAAACGATAACTTCCGAGAGCTGTATAGCTCGTTAGGGCTAGGCGAGCGTTTAACTTTTACCGGGTTAGATGAGACTCCAGATTCGTTTGTAGGACAAGAAAATGCCATAGTGGCAGTAAATCCTACAGAAACAGGATTAGTTTTTAAACGTCTTATTGCCGGTACTGGCATTCAGTTTGACTACACAAACCCCAACGAATTAGGTATTAGTACTTTATTCTCAGAAATCTCAGCTGACCCTAGTCCTCAACTAGGCGGTAACCTTTCAGCAAGATACGGTGGCCGTTCTTGGATTATTAGAGACTTATACGAAGATGACGGTATAACTCCTCAAATTCCTACGTTAAGTCATCAAGCTGTAAACAAGCAGTATGCAGACAGTAAAATTGCACTAGCTGGTGTTAATGCTATTGATCCTGCTACTGGGTTTGAAAACAGCGCATTAGGAACAATGACTGGGCCGCTAGTACTTTCTAGAGATCCGCAACCAAGCGACGACATTGTATTCGACGGATTAGTTGCTGCTACAAAGCGATATGTTGATAACGCTGCATTTGGTAGCGCAGCAAACTTGTACGTTGCTTCATCGGGTGCAGATGCACGAGTAGGAGTCAGCGACGAACTACAAGGTCGTGCGTTAGCATATGCTTACAGAAGCATAGAAGCAGCGTTACGTAGAGCAGAAGAATTAGTTAAAGAATCTCGACTAGAGATTGGCCCATATAGAAAAGTATTAACCTATAATGACGGGCAATCACAGTGTACATTGTCAGGCATATCAACTGCACCAGCATCTGGTGGCGGGTTTGACGGTGATGTGTTTATGAGCATTGACACTATCAGTATTAAACTTCCAGGTACTAATTATAGACCAGGAGATAGACTTACACTTCAGGGTGGTGTTGGCGAACCTGCTGTTTACGAAATCTTATCAACTGCATCTACTCCAGGGGCATTAGTTACATTCAAACAAATTAGTGCAGGTAAGTACAGCGAATTACCTGATGATATTACTAATGTAGGAACAGATGATGATAGTGCATTCGGCAGCGGAGCAACATTTTCAGTTACGTTTAATGTAAACAGCGTTGTTATTAATACTCCTGGTACTGGCTACAGTTTAGTTTCTGTTCGATTTACAGGTGGAGGTGGTACTGGTGCATTTGGTTCTGCTACTGTTGTAGATTCAGGAATTGACACTATTACAATCACTGATCGTGGTACAGGATTTACCTCGGTTCCAGTTTGCGTAGTAGATCTACCGCGTTTTGCAATCTATACTAATGGTCTGCGTACGGACTTTACTGGTAATGTATTGTCGAGCAGTATTACCGCAATTAGATCTAGAGATATCAGAGAAGGTCTGTATCTATATGGAGAATCTTCTGGTGCGCTAGCACAGATTCTAGCACACGATGGATCATTAGACGGTGACGATGAACTATTTGATGTTGATGTTATCTATGGTGCTTTCCAAGAAGGTGAAGTTATTTCATACGGTGATATTACTAACACCAGTCAAATTGTTGTTTGGATTGAAGCTGGAACATACTACGAAAACTTACCTCTTAAAGTTCCTCAAAACGTTTCAATTCGTGGCGATGAATTCCGCCGCGTTATTGTCCGTCCTCTTTCGGGATATCCTTCTAGCAGTCCTTGGTCATTCCTAAACTTTAGAAGAGACTTAACTGTTGACGGATTAACCACTGCTGATAGACTATTTGGCTATCATTATCTAACAGATACTAGCAAGCCAGTTTATCCTATTATTAACAATCCGGGATTTTATAGTTCGGCTTCAACCTTGCTGCGGTTAAACAAAGCGTTTATTCAAAACGAAATGATTGGATGGATCAATGATCAAATTTCAAATCGAATCTACCCGTTTAATACTTCATACTTCTTTGATGAGGAATTGTGTCGTAGAGATTCAGGCTATCTTGTTGATGCAGCATACTATGATGTAGCATTTGGTTCTAACTTCTGGGCTGTTCAAAACGGCCTTGCATACCAACGCTTGCAATCTTCTGTAGTTCTTACAGAACAATTAGAGCAAGAGCTTGCTGCAATTAATTACATTAAAGGTCAGGTTGCTATAGCAATGTCTGGAAACGCTACCGCAGTTTCTAGAGCATTTGATGTCTACACAGAAATAACTGATATCATAGAAAATGGTATTGCAAATGCAGATGTTATTGTGTGGACAGATCCAGGCACCGATGTTAATACAACACGAGCTAGACAGCAATTAATTAATAACAAAGAATTCATTATATCAGAGATGGTAGACTGGCTCGATGCTAATTGGACCAGTGTATGGACCAGTTTAGATTCTCTCAACAAAGCTAAATGGCAGAGAGATATGGGATATGCCATTGATGCTTTAGCCTATGACAGCCAATATGGTGGTAACATAGCTACACGCAATATTTGTCGCTCGTTATTCAGTGCAATAACAGGTGAGGCAATGCATCCGTTATCGCAAAAAGCTGCGACTGCCGCAACCTACACTAACATTGGTGTTATTGCTGCACAGATTGTTCGAGGCTCATATGTTGGACAAGACAACACAGCAGGCGACGCAGGAGTGCTAAGAGCAACTGCTATGGGAACATTAACTGGTTATGTTTCTGCTGTAGTGACCGCAGGCAATTTAAGTGGACTGGTTTCTGAATCCGTGCCAAGTATATCTTGGATCGATGCTCCACTCCAAGCATCAGTAAATGCAGTATCTGCTGCAAAGAGTTCAATTGTCAACGGAACTATAACATTCTTAGCTGATACATATAGTGTTCCGTTTACGTACAACGAAACGCTGTGTAAAAGAGATTACGGACACTTTGTTGATGCATTTAGCTATGACTTAAAACACGGCAGTTACGATAGAACAATATCAGCTGCATTAAAATATAGAGGTCCTGTTACAGCGTATGGTGATCCGGCGGTCACTGTTACTAGTCAACTATTACAATCGTTGGCAGGACTAGAAAGATTCAAATACCTTGCTGAGAGAGTTGTTAAAAATATTGTCATTACAGACACGTTTACTACAACTACACAAATTGCAGATGCTGCATATCAAGCAGAATTAGGTTCTAATGCAATAGAAAAAACTATTACGCAGGTGTTTACTACGATTCCAGTTAGAGTGGTAACTTCTGCTAACCACGGATATGCTGACAAAGAACAAGTTACTATTTCAGATATTAGTCTAGGCACTACTGAATTAAACGGAAATACGTACTATGCTAAAGTACATAACAACACAGCAATTGATCTGTACAGTGACTTTGAGCTAACTGTTCCAGTAGACGGAACTGGATTTACCTCTTATGTAACTGGTTCTGGTGGTATAGTTACTCCGCAAGGAGGCGTATTAGGTATTTTAATTGATACAATGTCAGCAGTCCTTAGTGATTCTCCAGACGTCAACTTACCAAAAGACAATGACGAGCTAGATATCTTCTTAATGAATGATGCTACTATTTTACGTGCATTGACTATGGCCGGCCACGGTGGCTTTGCTATGGTGCTTGATCCAAATGGACAAATTCTTGCTAAGTCTCCGTATGCTCAAGAGGGCGCGGTGTTTAGTAGAAGTACAGGTTATCAGAAATTTACAGGCGGTATGTTTGTTGACGGATTTTCAGGAAACTTACAATTCCAAATAGACAGTAAAATTACTGATACAAGATTGTTAGTATCTGGTCTTGTAAGACAACCTCTACTACCGTGTTCGTTTATTGTTGATGACACTGTTTATAGAATCAATTATCTAAGACAATTTATATTTGATATTAATGGGTCTACTGCGCAATTTGAACTTGACGAAACCACACCGTATACTAAAACGGTAGGAGAATTTAATTGCACTATCAGTATTGGCAGTAACGCAACTGTTACCCTTGTGGACCACGGATTACAAGCGCAGGCTAGTGTTAGGTTTACAACTACTGGAGCATTGCCAACTGGGATTACTGTTGGTCAAGATTACTTTGTATCAGCTGTTGGCAAAACACAAAATACATTTAGGATTTCAGAAACACCATTTGGTCCGACCGTAACTACTAGCGGGTCACAAAGCGGCACACAAAGTGTAAGAAGAATCTACGAAGTGTTAATGCCCGGTAATCGAAGTATGTTATCAAATGACTTTACACAGGTCAATGATATGGGCTACGGGTTAATTGCCACTAACGGCGGATTAACTGAGTGCGTATCTATGTTTACGTACTACTGCCATATTTCTTATTATTCAATTGGTGGCGGACAGATTCGTTCTATAGGCGGCTCGAGCTCACACGGTAACTATGCGTTAGTTGCTGAAGGTAGCGATCCATTAGAAGTTCCAACTCCTGTTTCGTTGTATTACGATCTATCACAAGGTATATCTTGTTATGCTCCTAGTCCTTCATATTTTAATATTGTTAAAGGTCTGTTAATATATGTAAACAATTATACATACGTGCCGCTAGACGGCTCGGAGTTAGAAATTGATCACGATGGCGAAATTGTTAGATACTCTATTTCGTCAGTTTCTACTGCTGATTTACCAGCAGGTGTTGCACGTTTAAATATTTCATCTGCTGGTAATACTTCAGATGCTGCTGTTGGTCTGCAAGCAGTTGTAGCAGACGGTGAGTTAATGACCATTCGTGCTAACTCAAGTGTTGTTCTAACTGGTGATATTGTTGCTGTTGCAACTCGTCCGTCAACTGCGTTGGTACTAAACGAATCTGCAAATGACATTTATCGTGTTTTGCAGTTTTCAGATTATTTTGATCCTGTTGGAACACAGGTGTGTACCATTGATGTTGCAGATCCAGTTTCTATTACAACAGGTTCTGATCACGGTCAAATGGCTGGATACAAAGTTAGATTCTCAACTACAGGAACCCTGCCAACCGGATTAACTACCACAGATGACTATTGGATTGTTGAAGACGGGCTAACAGCTACTCAATTTAGAGTATCTTTAACTAGAGCAGGTATTCCAGTTGCAACAACTTCAGCTGGTAGTGGCACCCACAGTTTTGATCCAAGGGGGCTTGGCGCAACATCATTAAGAGAAAACTATAACTATGTTGACTTAGCACTGTGGGCAACACAGGAATTCGTAGGAACTCCTGGAGCCTGTACAATTACTATTGCTAGCCCGGCTGTTATTACAAAAAACAGTCACGGGTTTAACAACGGCGATGTTATAAAATTCACAACTACAGGTTCATTGCCTACTGGTCTTATTGCTACTAGGATGTACTTTGTTGTTAACAAAACAGCAAATGATTTCCAAGTGTCAACTGATCTAGGCGGTACTCCTCAAGATACATCCGGTAGCCAAAGCGGTACGCACACTGTTGGTCTAGTAGAGGGGCGTGTAGGAGATTCCACATTTGCTGTTGTACCTGTTGGTCCAAACGACAAGAGTCGCTTAAACGGCGTCAATATGAAGTTTGTATTTAAGGGGCAAGAGTATACTATTACACAATACGATGACGAAAGCACAACCTTACAACCTTATGCTAGAATTACACTAGACATTCCATTAGCTAATAGCGTAATTGCATATTCTAGTCTACCGAGTCTTAAGGCTGGTGTTCCAAAACGCTCAGAAAGTGCTAACGGTACATTGACTATTCGTATTTCGTTAACTCGTGTTACATCACACGATTTACTTGATATCGGTACTGGTTCGTATGCAGATACAAACTATCCAAACGAAATCTATGGCGGTTCTGTTAATCCTAGAGATGACTCTAAAGAAACCGAAGAACGTAACTCGGGTCGTGTGTTCTATGTCACTACAGACCAATTTGGTAACTTTAACGTAGGTCCATACTTCCGTGTTGACCAAGGTACTGGTACTGTTACATTCTCCGCAGCGATTGCCCTAAGTAACTTAGATGGTATTGGTTTCAAACGTGGTGTTACTGTTGCTGAATTCTCAACAGACACTGCAATGAGTGATAACGCAACTGACTCGGTTCCTACAGAAAATGCTGTTAGAACATATATTGATCGACGTCTAGGAATTACACACGACGGAATTGACACGTTATCAACTCAAATCATTCCATTAAGTACAGGTGGGTTTTTACCATTAACTGGTCAGCTGTCTATGAAGGGGGATATAAATCTCCAAAACTCTGCAACACCTAGTATCTATCATAAGATTACAAACCTCGGTAATCCGGTATTAGCACGAGACGCTGTTAACTTACAGAGCTTAACTCTTGAGAATCTTCAAGATACTTCGTTAGGAAACATTGACGGCGGAGATCTGCTGGCGTTTACAGGAACCGGAAGCCAAACAGTTAATGCTAAGATTACAGGTGACATTGAATTAAGTTCATTAGTCACAGGACCTGATTCAACCTTGAATCAGATTGATTTGCAGATCAAAGCAAACACGATTATCAATGCTGATGTTAATTCATCAGCAGATATTAATCAAACTAAATTGTCATTAAACCTAGCTACAACAGCCAGTGCCGCTCCAACAGGAACAGCAGCAGCTAAACAAGCAGCTAGTGGTATTGCAAGTTTTGACACCACACAGTTTACAGTCACAGATGGTTTTGTTACCGTTAAAGATAATGGTGTTGCTTTAACTAGATTAGCTCAGTTGCCGTCGGACAATGCTATCGGTAACGGCACAGGTGCTACTGCAAATGCCGCTGCAACTCCGTTTAGCACAATAGTTAATCGAGGTGGCGGTGTTAAGAAAGAACAGTACAGTACAGGTACAGGCTATTTAAGAAGAACAGGTCTTTCATACACAGGTGACGGTGACTTTACTATTGTTGACGAATCAACTTCGAACACTATTAACACACTGGTTAAACGTGATGGCAACGGAGACTTTGCTGCTCGAGTAGTTACTATTAGTCAATTGAAAGTTGACGATAAGTTAACTATCGATACTGAGACTACTGGTGTTGGTACTGGTCAGGGATATACAAAGTATTACGGTTACTTAGGTCAGGCAGGATTGCTGATAGGTGACGGCGGCACAAGTACTGATAAGAAAAACTTATATTACAATAACAGTCACGATTTCTATACAAACCCGGGCGGTGTTCTTTCACTGGCTCCGATTACTGCTGGTTCTATCACAGTAGGTAGTTTGATTGCTAACGGTGCAGGGTCGACTGGTACTGTGTCAGGTGTATGGACACTAAACAGTGGGGCAAGATTCCAAGCAACCTATTCCGCTGACTTAGCTGAATATTACGAAGGCGACAAGGAATACGAAGTCGGAACTGTGTTAATATTTGGCGGCGACAAGGAAGTAACTATTTCTAACACACATAGCGATTATCGTGTTGCTGGTGTTGTTAGTGATAATGCTGGATACATAATGAATGGCTCTTGTCCTGGACTTAAAAACCTAATAGCATTACAAGGTCGTGTACCCTGTCGTGTTGTTGGTAGAATATCAAAAGGAGATTTGATGGTAACATCTAATATTGCTGGTGTTGCAATTTCTGCAAAAGGATCAGCACAAACAGGAACCGTTATTGGCAAGGCACTTGAAGATTACGGATCAGATCACATTGGCACAATCGAAGTTGCTGTAGGGAGAGCATAATGGCTAAGAATACAATTAACCCAGGTTCTCCTCCATTAGTATGGAGTAGTATTGATCAAGCATTTGAAAAAATCAATAACAACTTTACTGAATTATATCTTACTATCGAAGGTGATGGCGGCACCCCAGTTGACTTAGAAAACCTAGCAAGCAATATTACACCAGACTCATCTGGTGTAAGAGATCTCGGAAGTCCTAGTAGACGCTGGAGAGATTTGTATCTAAGTGGTAGCACTGTTAATCTAGGCGGTGCAGTTATTAGTAGTCCAGATGGGAGCATTGTTGCATTACCAGCAGGGTCAACAGTTGGCGGCCAACTAATTAGAAATCCGTTAGAAAGCAGTTTTAAAACAATTGCAGTAGGTGGGCAAGACAACGTAGTTGCAAACGATTTTACAGGAACAGTAAACTTTGCAGGAACAGGCATTAATATTACAACTAATGCAACATCCGATACAGTAACGTTTGTTAATGCTGGTGTTACACAACTTGCAGGAACTACAGGACAGATTGGTGTTAGTGCAGGTACAGGATCTATTACACTAACCAACTTGGGTGTTACTAAATTAAATGGTACTCCCGGTGAAGTTGGAGTAAGCGGTAATACTGGAGAAATTACTTTAACTAACTTAGGTGCTACTAAGGTGTTTGCCAGTACAGGTATAACTGTTTCAGGTACGGGTGGTAGCTCAGGAAGCGGGTGGACTGGAGCTATCACTATTGCCAACAGTTTACCAGATTCGCCTAGCTGGAGAAACTTTGACGTTACAACAGCAGCTGGCATATTAGCAGCTCGAGTTGAAGCTGACCAAATTGGCGACACGGTTAGATTTATTTCAGGTCGTGGTATTTCAATTACCACAGACGCAGTAGTTGACTCAATTACATTTAACGTATTGAAGAGTTTAGATATTAACGGTAGCGTGTTTGGAGATGATTCAAGTTTAATTGTTGATGCAACTAGCGGAAAGATTTATGGTACGTTCTACGGTGACGTAGTTGGTGCTAGTGTAAGTGCTACAACACTTCGAACAGATGCAACAAAGATAGCATTAGGTAACGGTGCAGGCGGAACATTGCAAGGTATACAAGCTGTTGCTATTGGTGCTGGTGCTGGTGGGAGCTCGCAGGGGCAAACTGCTGTTGCTATTGGTGTTGGTGCTGGCGGGACTTCGCAGGGGCAAAACGCTGTTGCTATTGGAAATAACGCTGGCATTTCTTCGCAAGGACAAACTGCTATTGCTATTGGGTATTCAGCTGGTTCAACTAATCAAGCTGCTCGGACAATTATATTAAATGCCACTGGAAGTGTAGTTGATGGTGTTGCACTGCAAACTGATAGTTTCTATGTAGCCCCAATTAGAAATGCTACAGGTACTAGCGGTATAGTTCAATACGATGCTACAACCAAAGAAGTTTCTTACAGTTCTGCATTAGGATCAGTAAGCGGAACATTTACTGGTAACATTTTTACAACATTAATTGACAGTGCTGATAGTTCTGCAATAACAGTAACTCCTAAAACAATTTTTAGCAGCGATATACAAGCAGAAAACGATCTTACTGTGTCTAATGGTATTACATTTAGCGATGGCAGTGTACTAAAGAGTTATAGTCCTGTTACTATGCTGGCTGCTACAACTACTGCTCAGACAATTCCAAACGCAGCAAGTGCTAGTCCAATACAGTTTGTCGATACTGTTGATACAGCTAATGCTTACTCCGGCGGTGTATTTACTGCACCGTATACTGGATATTACCAATGGAACATATCAATATATTTCTCAACTACTGTAACACTAAATTCTGGAAGTTTTTTCCAAATTGGTAACCTTACTGATTCTTCTAAGACAGTTATTGCTATGGCAGATAGTTGGACCGGCAGCTACTTCCACTATTCAACTGTAGTAGAAGCAACTGCTGGTGATACTATTGCATTTGTTATACGGCAGGTTAGCGGAGCAACAATTGATGTGTCAAGTGGCAGTCGACTAACTATACACCGCGTGAGCATAGGAGAGTAAGATGGCCAAGCAAAATATTAACATAGGCACAACGGCAAACGACAAGCAAGGCGATAGCCTACGAGCTGCCTTCCAAAAAGTCAACGCAAACTTCACAGAACTGTATACTGCATTAGGATTAGATGTTGCCCCTTTAAATCTAGGGGCATTTGAGTTCACGGGCAGTACACTAAGTACCACAGACAGCACAGCTATTGTGATTGATCAAGCTACTACCGTTACCAGCAATTTGACATTGGGTGGTGATCTAACATTTCCCAACAACACAGTTCAGACCACAGCCTGGACTGGCAGTGTAGCTTATTCAAGCGTAACAGGAACCCCAACAATACCAGCCGCACAGATACAAACAGATTGGAACGCAGTTAGTGGACTAGGTGTTGTGCTCAACAAGCCCACTATACCAACCAGCTTCAGTAGTTTGGTCAACAGTGGCAAAACACTTAGCCTCGACACCGATGGTGAACTAGCATTACCAACTAACTCATATACCGAAGCAGTTATTAAAGAACTTGATGCTACAGCATTGGTATTGTTTGCGCAAAAAGCCAATGCAAATATTAAATTGCTAGCAGGAGCCACATCTGCAGGAAGTGCAAAACAATGGTTGTTTGATGGGACTGCTGGTAGGACTATGTTCCCTAATGGAACTGTGCCAGAACACAGTTACGGTGCTGCTGGGGACAAGGAAGGAATGGTAGTATTTTCTGACCCTTACATTTACTACTGTAAAACAGACTATGTTAATAATACCACTGACATCTGGGTCCGTGTAGCGTGGACTGGCACTAGCTGGTAAGAGGAAATATTGTGACTGTTAAGAAATTAGAACTCAACGACCTTCATCCTGCCAATCCCCTAGTTGAAGTTATTAATACCATCAATGAAAACTTTGAGAATCCTATGACATTTAAGAAATTAGAACTGTACGACTTGCATCCTGCTAATCCCTTAGTTGAAGTTATTAATACTGTTAATGAAAACTTTGATACGCTACACGATTCGTTACAAAATGCGGATAACACTGGCAATACTGACGCAGTTGTAAACAATGAAACTGTGTTAGACTATTACGAAACACTAGAACCTAATGATAGAAAAACATTAATTGACGAATTAAGAGCAGAAGAAATAGCTGTCTTAGCACGTGAACGAGCAGAACGTAAGGCACGTAGCATTGCGTTAGGTGTTCACACTGGCAAGACTATAGAAGAATATAGCACCAGTGCTTGGCAAATCAAACAAGACTATCCAGATAGTGAAGATGGTGTATACTGGATACAGAATGATGATATCAACAATGGTGATCCGTTTCAAGTATATTGTGATATGACTACGCTAGGCGGCGGCTGGACATTAGTTGTACAAAATTCTATCAGTAACTGGACAGAAGAACAAGTGTTTAGTCGCAACGCTACCACTTGCCCTACTCAACTGGCCGCATACAACAATCGTTCAGTTGAACAAAACTACAGCAT